CTTTTGCAGATGCTGTACCACTCGGCAACGTTATCCCATATATGTTTGAAATGTCTGGTTTGTAATCAACATGGTGGATAAGGATATCAACTGATGCACCCCCACCATGAGAATACGTTACCTGATATTTTCCATTACCATCAGATGTGGATGCATTCTCTACTGTATACAACACAGTAGACGTGTCAGCAGTGACATAAGTGACTTCTGTATTAAGTTCTAGTCCTGTTACGGTATGAGGAAAAGATGCGACAACATTCACGGTTGCCCCTGCACTACGAATAGAAGGAGTTGTGCCACCAGTAACAACATTAATAGTTAATGTTCCTGTGCCAACGTTTACATAAATTGATTCATTCCCTGTACTTGTGGGGGTAACAGGAGAACCAACAGTCCCTGCATCATAACTCGAAGTATTATTACCCCAATCCATTGAACCACCACCAATAGAAGTTAATTCTACTGCATGGTTAGACCCATCGGATGTAAATGAACAACCCGACACATCTGTTAATGATGCAGCGATACATGAAGCAGTCGCAGAACTGTTTATTATTAATGAATCGGTTAGCTTACCTGAAGCGTTTAAATCAATTAAACCTGATGTAACAAACCCTACGTTCTTAACTTCAGAACTGTTTGCTATAGATACACCGGAGCAACCAGAAAAATTATTACCGTTAAAGTCATGAACACCATCTAAACTTAATACACCTGTTAGATTTTCAAATGAACACCCATATAGATCGGCAGATTCAACAGCACCGTCATCACGGTCAAATCCAATATCATAAGTGGGATTACCAACAATAGAAATACCATTACGTCCACGTATCGTTCCTACTGGTTGACCTAATACAACATCGGTAGCACCTGTACCATTACCAACAACATTCACCGACATAAAAGTTAATGGACATGATGCTTGTAAAGTTGTTTCGTAGTATTGCGGTTCAGCAGCAAAAAGTTTTGCGTCTTCATCTGTGATATTTGCAGCGTTAGTGCCTACATCATCACCTAATGTTATTTTTCCTAATAGTTCTGCTGCTGTACCAGAATCATTTAATGGAGTAACAATTCCATGACGATTAGATATTTCGTCTGCAATTAATTCTTCAGTTAACCCTAATGTGGATGTGCCTGTAACAATTAAACCCTTACCATGAGCGCATTGATCAACAACGAAGTTATCATATTTAGCTGCGGCAACATTGTTATGAGCAAATGCCCCAAAATAACGAACTGATGTAGGATCAAAAGTGTCGTTATCTATGCTGGGAGTTTTGTTTGGATCAAGAGCTAATCGAATCCAACCACCTGTGTAAGTGTCCCTGCCATGAAAATACCACAAGGCATAGTTAGATGCTGACGGTGTATTGGTACTCATAAAGACACCCAGACCACCATCAGCTTGTAATGCTAATAAAGGTGAGGGTAAGAAGTTTACCCAGATATAAAACATGTCACCATCGGCGTTACCACCACCAGTGAAATCTAATTCATTACCTGCACCAATGTCGGTGTACATATATACGCGCTTGTTATCAGAACGACATGTTACGTTATTAGTACCTTCATATGCAGCATCAGCAGCAATTGCTGTAGGTGCTTGACCACCAGAAGTTATCTTAATAGCTGTCCAATTACCTGCTGTATCCGCAGTATCAATTACTGTTCCATCAAATGCTACACTGACTGTCATTTATATTCCTGATAATGTATTATTGCCATAACACTATTTATGGGTATAACGATTGCTGAAATACTTAAGCATTTCACAAGGTGAAGGTGGATGTTCGTCTTTATGCCAAGGGGATGTCCACTTAGAATCTATCATGTCGTTGTTTACTTGCTCTGAGCATATCAGTCCATGAGGGTTAAAAAGTTTCATGGTGGGGAATATTCGTTTCAGTGGTTTGATCAGATACAAAACATAATCTAAGAAACCATAATGTACGTTATAATTGTCTATTTGGTCTATGAGGAAGTATTCAATTATATCAACTGGTGCATCAAAAATTACATGTTGATCATGTTTGTAATGAATAGGTTCATATTTTTTAACACGTCTGCCTGTGAATGGACTCACATCATAAAATTTATCATCTATGAGAATCCCCACATGATAACAATAACAACCTGTGAAAAGTCTGGTTAGTTTCCCGTTGAATATCCGTCTGTTGATGACGAATACAATTTTTGCATTAGTTTTAATCATGCTGCTATTTATACAGCATCAAGTTTAGGGAACTCATAACATAATTTGTTGTATGTTATTGTCACAGAGATTGTACTGATGGTTGAATCCAAGTAAGTACTTTCAGTCTGAGTAATCGCTTGTATATGGCAATCATTCAGTGTGAATTTTTCAGCAACATTGCTATTGTATGTAAATATTTTTGTGCTGATTGAGAATTTGAAATTATCACTGTCTAATTCGTATGACTGTTTTCTTAATTGTTCAGTCAGTGCATTATTAACTAATGACTTGTCATCATCAAAGAATATAATAGTCAATGGTTGGTATTCGATACGAGCACCATTAGTCCAACGTTTACCTTTGTTATGGATTGAAAATTCATTGAAGGTTAAGTTCGGACGTTCCAGACTCATAACTTCTCTGCCTAAAATATTAGATATGTTTTCTGACATGTCAAAGAAAGACACATAGAATTTTTCTACAGTTTTTGCTAATAGTGGACGTGTTATTTCACATGTGCTTTTTTCATTCGTTGGCAGATTGATAACATTACCGACACCATTAGGACGCATGACATCATCTTGTTCAGTAATATTTGCCCCACCAATTGCATCAGTGAAACCAAATGTGATTGTGGTATCATTATCATCAGTGGTGTCAAGAGTACCAACAACAACACCAACAATAATACCTGCACTCTCTGATGTATCATCTTCATCAGTTGTATTGAGTGTACCCGCTATAGGTAAATTACCGACACCTGCAAGCGCATCGTCTGTATCAGTTACATTTAAAGTACCAGCATTAATATCTGCGGAATTACCCACACCTGCTAATGTGTCATCTATATCAGTTTCGTTTAACGTACCGGCTATAGTTAGCTCACCAGCAGATGAAGTTGTATCGTCTGTGTCTGTTTCAGCTAATGCACCAACAATAGTTTCTGTGCCATTTGCTGCAATGGTGTCATCAACATCAGTTTCATTAAGAGTGCCGAAAATTACATCACCAATAGCACCAACACCAGCTAACGTATCATCAACATCAGAAGTATTAAGAGTACCAGTAAAAATTTCAGTACCTGCTGAAGCAGTTGTATCATCAACATCAGTAATATCAATTGTGCCGATGGGGAAATTAACTACGTTGCCAGCAGTACTTGATGTGTCATCAACATCAGCAGTGTTTAATGTGCCACCTACAGCATCTGAACCATCTGAACCTACAGCAGCAAGCGTATCATTTTCGTCTGTTATATTTAAAGTACCAGCTATAGATAACTCACCATTTGCCGCAATAGTATCATCGGCATCAGTAGTATTAGACGTTCCAACAAAAGTTTGAGTACCAGCAGAGGAAGTTGTATCGTCTACATCGGTTTCGTTTAAAGTACCAACGAAAGTTTGTTGACCGGAAGTACTTGATGTATCATCTACATCAATAGTGTTAGATGTACCAACAAAAGTTTGTTCACCTAAACCGGCAATTATGTCATCTGTGTCCGTTACATTTATAGTACCGATGGTGTTTAGCTCACCACTTGCAGACATTACATCATCAACATCGGTTTCAACTAGTGTACCTTCATAAGTTGATTTGCCGGTTGCTGCAATGGTATCATCTGTGTCAGAAGTATTAAGAGTACCAGTAAAAATTTCAGTACCTGCTGAAGCAGTTGTATCATCAACATCGGTTTCGTTTAAAGTACCAATATAAATTTGTGTACCAGCAGAGGAAGTTGTATCGTCTACATCGGTTACATCAATTGTTCCTGTTGCATTTTCAAATGATGTACCATTTGCTGCAATGGTGTCATTAATATCAGTTTCATTTAACGTACCAACAAAAATTTGTGTACCGGCAGATGAAGTTGTATCATCAACATCAGTAGTATCAATTGTACCAGTAGTCGCACCTGCTACAACCTCATATACACCTACTGATGGGGTAGTCTCCCAATCAATACCATCTAAATCTGTACTTAACCAGTTAGAATCACCACTTATATCTGTGCCGCCACCATTCAGGTTTGATCCTGTTTTGATATGTAAATCTTCTGATCCTGCTGTAACGTTTTCGAAATTAACTGTGCTGAATGCTACACTGTCTAATGCTCCACTTGAACCTGTTGTATCACTTGCGGCACAAGTAATATAATTTGTTTGTACGTTTGATCCATAACTTCCGTTAGTTGCACCATTATCATGAGCATAACAATTTTTTGCTGTTAAATAGGCAGCAGCAAATGTACCAATTGCTTCGGTTGTTCCAGAGTTAATAACTGTTGCATGACGTAATACTGTTCCAGTTGGATCAGATGAATTATAAGTTGAGAAGAAACCATAAACACCATCACAATCTTCAATCAGAACATTACTGTATATACCGACACCACCAGCATGTATAATACCTTCTCTGGCAGCACCTAATATGTGGGTGTTTGTGAATCGTACATCTGAACTTGCGCCGCCATCAGGATCAACATAAAGTACTGAGTCATTATTAGAAGTATTTCCAGTTGTAGATAAATGTTCACCAATGAAACCATCTTCACGATAGTAGTTAATATTAACCTGATACATTTTGGCAAAGTTTCGTGCTGCTCTTAATTGGTATCCAATAACATTAGTAACAGACACATAATAGTTTGCACTAGTATTCCATGATGCTGATGTGGTGAAACCTACAGTATCATCACCACCTGTGCCATCACATTCTAAATAATGAATTTCTCCTGCGGCAACAAGATCTTTTGCTTCGTTTGTATTCCATTCATCACGACTTGCATATGCTCTATTTGCGCCTGTAGTTGCATTGGTAGTACCATCACCACCAGCAGTAGAATTTGTATTAACATAACTGAAAACATTAATAACACCACCAATACCAGCAGCAGCTAATGTATCATCTACATCGGTAGTATCAATTGTTCCTGTGGCATTAGGTGAACTATGGGTGATTGTTAATTTTGGTGGATTTGTGCCGCCATCATAACTAACATCTGCTCTGTTTATGTTTGCGTCCTGTTCCGTATCAGTCTGTAATGCAATAATAAATATTGTGCCAGCATCCCTTGCCACCTCAACATCACTATTTGCACCCGACCCCAATGCAGTTATACTTTTTATTCCGGTTGTTTGAAATGCACTACTCGACACATAATGATCTGCTGCTACATCTAAATTTGCGTATGCGGTTACAGCAGTATCACCCGTTAAATCACCTTGACCATCACCACCATATCCACCGATATACATAAGTGAACTGGTAAAAGCTATTAAAGCAGTGACCTCAATCTCAAAGTCAACTTGAGAAACAGTATCGGTTGCAGGTAAAGTTGAGATAGTAAATTCAGCACCAGTACGATATGTACACGAACCGCCATCATCACCAACCCAATGATCCGCACCAGTATATTTATTATGTGAACTGCCGCATTCTTCAATATCTGCTGAAAAATCTGCATTATCTGAAAAACTAGCCAATGGTAAATCCCTCACCAGCTAATAATGTGAAATCTGAAGAATATAAAAATAGAGTGTTGCCGATTAAACTTGTATCGACTTCGTTTATCTGCCCACGCATATTTGGCACGTTGAAGGATAAAATTTGTCCGGTATCTAGTAACCAATCCGCACCATATACAGCACCTTGCTTATCATACTTTAATTGACTTGAAACTATATTTCCAATAACAGGAGTTATCTGTAAAAATAAATTGTATGTATCAGAGAGTGGTGCGGTAAATTGAAATTGGAAATCGCCATTATTTAAAATAGTCTTAAATACAGAAGGGTAAGTTGTCGCACCTTCTTTATGAGAATACGACCATTCGATATTGATGGTGTCAGCATCAGGATTAGTTATAACACTACCTTCACTGACAAGTGAATAATTATTGGTTGTTTCCATCATAACATCCATGTTAAAACGGGTATCTAAACCATTACCTATTAAGTATCGTGCCTGAGTTCTCTTACTCTCAATCCAATGACCACTTGGTAAATCAATACGGGTATCTTCACCAGCTAAATCATTACGTTTGTGTGTGACAAAACTCCCACCATCATTCAGCCACTTATTTCTGACAAAAAATGTTGAACGTTTTAAAGTTGGGTTAACAGAGTCAACTTCTTGCTCTGAATTTTCTGATACTCGTTGTTTGGGCAACCAAGCCATTTTAACTCCCCATATTCATAAATTATAGGGTTATGTTTATACCCTAGTTATTTTATTAAGCATTCCCAACAGAAATATCAAACTGTGTGATTGAAATTGTTGCGCCTGAAACGATAGACACTGTATTCAAGTTAAGGTCAGAACCAGAAGTACCTACGTCACCATCCATAAGGTGAGTTCCTGCTGATTGAGTCAGTACTCTGAACCATGTTGCAGTTCCAGTTGCGTCTGCTGAAGTATCATCAGTAATTGTATTACCAACGATAGTCCCAGTTGCTGCTGCTGCAAATGATGTTGCAGACATAGTTAATGTTGCAAGTAAAACTTGAGTTGTTACTGCACCACCCGTAGCAGGTCTGCCTGTACCAGTACTGTCGTAAATTTCGATTATTGCTGCTGTGCCGCCATCAACTTCAGTAGTGATTGCGTCTGCTTTAGCGTTTCGTATTGCTGTGCTGTATCCTAATGCCATTTTTTATCTCCTAATAAGACTTTGTTATACATCTATTTATAGATATTAAAGATTAGGGAAAGCATAATCGACTTCGTTAAAGGCAATGGATACTGTTGTGATGTTGTTTGTGCTGTCTGCATAAATTTGTTCTGAGTGATTAATCGTCTGAATTCTGCAATATCTGATTGTTATTATTTCGGTCAGTACTGAGTCAGCAGAAAATACTTTGATGGTCATTTCAAATAGTGAATCATTGAATGCCTGTGGTGATACCTTAGTCTGTCTTTTTATCTGTTCATACAATGCATAATTCACTAATGAATTGGTATCATCAAGAAACGTCAGATCAATAGGTTGGTATTCGATAACACTCGAACCTGTGACCTTCACCCCCTTATTATAGATTGAGTATTCATTGAATGAATATATTGGTCTGCTTGCAGCCTGTACATCCCTACCCAGAATATTAGATATGTTTTCCGGTAACTTATAAAAACTCACATAGAATTTTTCGGAAGACTTAGGATGTAACGCCCGATTGATTCGTGATTTGGTAGTCATTAGGTATTCTGATCAACAACAAACGTGTCAAGATCGATACCAGCATTATCAAAGGTATTATCCTTTATGGTTGTGATGATTTGCTCAATGACACCTGCACTTTCTTTCATTGGGTAATCTAACCATACATCCATCAGGAACGATAACGTCCACATGACCATACGTTCATCTACTGCTGCCGGTATATTTGTTTCTTGTGTTACTGCAACCAGTTCTATCTCAGTCAGATACGACCAATCAATGATGTTATCTGATTTCTGAATTGTTAATTTTGGATTGAACATCATCATGATCTGTTCAAGTAACTGAAACATCTGTGTTGTGTTAGATGCATATATAGACAGATCCATAGAAAATCTATAGGGGACACCTATGACTTTTTGGTTGACCACCCGTTCACCATCAGAACCTCTTACTCTGGTAACATTTTCTTCATGGTAATTGGTACGTCTGTTTTCTGGATTTAACTCAATGGCAGTAAGAACAGTAGACATAAGAGGGAGTGACGTGTTATATGACACACCTTCTTTGTGTAATACATTCGCAACTATCCTATCAGGTGAACCATAATATACTGGTGCAGTCTTCTGATCATTGTTGTTGTCACCGTCACGATCAACACCATACTCAACTGAGAATCCTGAGAAGACTCTCATGAATTGTGTGATGTAATCTTTAAATGCGCCCTGATAATAAAAGTTATATGCCATAGTGATTATTTACTTCTTTAAAATATTGTTGCGTTTGGATCATCAAGAAAATCTTCGTTTGGTCGTGGACTGTAATCTTCCCTGACTGTTTCATCTGTGTAATCAGCAACAACAGGTGTTGCATCCCAGAATTCATCTTCGACAAAATCACGTTCAGCAAACAACGAAGGTTCACTTTGTAATCCACTTTCAGTGAATGTTGCATCATATGCTTCATCAAGTGATGCTTGTAATTCATCGAGTGCATCAGAATTAGTTGGTAATCCTTCTATTTCTTCCATTTCTTGTGAATCTTTAACACGTGTTGTGGTAATGGTCACATAGAAATTTTCGAATGAAGGTTTCTCGTCTGTATCAGTAACTTCATAGAACATATTGTTACCATTACGGTCAGAGAAGAACGGTACTTCGATTACATCACCGACTGTTATGTATCTGCCGAGTCCATCAGCTTCAAAACTGTTTATGTGTACTCTGAAGATTTGTGTGTCACCCAGTGGACTGATAATTCCAAATGCACTTAAGTCATATGGTTGATCATCTACTTGTTCCACATGTGCATTTATGATAATTCCATTAGGATCATAACGTCTATCCCTATTTTCCATGAATATGTTATCTTGAATATCCGTGATGGAACTACCTGCACCCAGAGTACTATCCCCAAGATATTTATATATAGTAATTGGATGCCATGACAATGACACCTTCTCAAATGATAATGTTTTTTGTAACAGACGATCCTTATCACCGTATACGCCAATCTTAGGTTGTTTAAATACACTCATAATCTTATTTATCCTAAATACTCTATATACAAAATCGGAGTATTCAGTTGAAATTAATAGAAGTTTTTGCAGCAAAAGATGAAACCCTCACAGAAGGACTCAAATTTGGCAGAAAAGAAATTGCACTTGTTAACAGGGAAGCAAAAAATGTGAATGTGGGTATCGAATGGGAATACCATGTAAATTCTGAACTTCTTGAAAAAGACAAAGAAGATTTTGATGAACATGACATTAACGTTCTTGCTGATGAAAAAATGCATAGAGATATGGCACGTCAGAAAGTTGAATGGACTGACAATTTCATTAATGATTACATGGAAGCATATCAGGTGGAGAGTAACACCACTGGTCTTAATTACATAAAACGTGTCAGCAGTGAATTTTCAAAACACGTTGATACTATTGTGACATATGAAGACGATTTCGAAAGAATAATGGGTACTTATGAATCTGGTGATGATTTAGACGAAGAAGACAAAACTGTTATCAGAGAATACCTATATAGTGCTGTGACAGTAGGTGACAAGTTCAATACTATACAAGTAACCATGAATAACATTAACAGGGACAAAGAAGAAGAATTATCACAATGGATTCATCTTATCTCTGGTGGTAGCAGGAACATAGTCACTGAGTTAGATGAAGCTACTGACAACATGAATGAATTTCTGCAATGGGTAAAACGTTTAACAACTCTTGAAAAAACACGTAGTGGTTTCACTAACTATGACGGACTAATTCAAAAATATGATCAAAAAGGTAAAGGATTCTTTGTTGAATTTTATACATCACAACAATGGTTAGAACAAGTACAAGTATTGGTAGGTGATGATGACACATGGACATTCAAAGTTCGCGCCCATTACACTATGGATGCAGTCGAAGCATGGGATGATCAATTAGCAACTAACCCAGAATTGTTATTAGGTTATGATCCAAAAAATCTTGATGAAACTCCTTTCTGGTCACAAGCAGAACAAGAACTCTCTGGCGAAGGTGATCCAATTCACTCACAAGATTATGTTGATTACATTACCGAGATATTACAGAAACGTAATCCTTGGAATATTGATTTTAATGATATTGAACGTGTATTAATTGAAGCTGGTGTGACTGACGGTGTAGAAACTGTCTCTAAGCCTCTGAAGCTGAATGACTCATTAGCATTAAACGAACAGATGCTGACGCATATACGGGATGTTGGTTGGACAGACGAAGGTACAGGACTTCATGTTAACGTTTCGTTAAGGGGTATGAACTTCAAACGAGATAACTTTAATCCTGCTAAATTAATATTACTGCTTAACCCTAAAATGTTACAGGAATTCTTCCAATTACGTGGGTATGTCGGTGATCAATTCGATGGACTCACTGATATGAAATTAAGTGATATGGCATGGGGTGTTGCCAAGTATGGTAGGGGGTCACTCATAGAACATTTCGAGAAGTCAGCATTTGACCACGACAAACACAGACAAGTTAATTTTAATAATTTCCATACTAAATCTTTTGATATGGATCTCAGTCTTGACAGAATTGAATTTCGTTATATTGGTGGTAAGGACTACGAACATCGTCAAAAAACGATTGAATGGCATATTTACCGCATGGTTTACCTTACTATGGTCGCTTTTAACGAAGGATTTGCCGAAAAAGAGTATCTTAAGGAAATGCAAAAGGTATTAGACCGCGAATCTAAAGAGAAATTTGCTGGTATGTCGTTTTTTGAACTGGTTGAATGGTGGAAACGTAATCCTGATGGATCTTATAATGATTTGAACGTACATGCAACGATGGGTAAACGTAATACACTACATAAGAAGATAAGTGGAAGATGAAGTTAACTAAATTATTTGAGTATTACGAACAAATTTTGCTTGAAGGTAAGATTGAACTGATTGCCAAGAAACAAGGTAAGAAGATTAAGAAAGCATTATATAAAGACAAACCCAGAATGAATACATTAGGGCATTTTCATCATGCAGGTGGTAAATGGGATGGCAAGAGTAACATCAAAGACATATCTGACCAAGATGTTATTGGGGTACTCACATTATTTCAATCTAAAATTCATAAGAAGTATGTTCAATGGTTAGCTAATCGTTATGCCAACTATGAATTTAAACTTGAAGATTGGTCACAGGTACGAAGCGAATTAAAAGAATTTGATAAAGTTAAATCCAGATTAGCTATTAAAGATATCAATCAATACAAGTCATTAACATCATTGTATTCAGCATTAGATGAATTCAAAGACAAAGATGTTAGGTCTAATACACAAAAAAGCAAAGATGAACGTAAGGCATTGTTTGATGATGGTGAAGCAGAATTGTTCTATAAAGATTCCCTTATAACCATTACAGTTCCTAAAACAGCGAACGCCGCATGTGAATTAGGTAAGGGTACTCGCTGGTGTACATCTGCCAGAACTCATAACGCATTTCATCAATACAGCAGACAAGGTGATCTGTATATTGTTGATACCAAGAAAGAAAAATTTCAATTGCATTTTGAATCAGGTCAATTTATGGATGAAGAAGATGTTGAACTTGATTTCCCTGAATTATTTGAAAAATATCCGACAATGTATAAGTCATTAAAAAAAGCATTTGGTAAAGATAAAGTTAAACAATTTTTGACACCTAAACAGGTATTAGAAGAAGATGGTTATAAGGGTTTAGTTGATGTACTCAAAAAACAAGAATTAAAGTTTGATGGTGACAACAATCTTATTATAACTGAACACCCAAATGTAGAAGATTTGATTGATGATTATGGTGATGATAGTGCCAAATGGGTAATAAAGGTATTACAGGGAGAGGAAGAAGCATTTGGTAGTGATTATGTTCCTACTAGCAGTGATTTTGATTACCTCCTGTCTGCCGAACAAGAAAAAATATTAAACAAGTATGCTGCTGAAAAATATCCAGATGAATGGGAAGATGATGAAGATTGGTACGATGTATTAGAATCTAGTGGTGATGAAACACTGGACGAACTACGACAACTTTACTGGCAAGCATCAGAAAGTGGTGCTCAATCTGAAATGTCTAAATTATTAGAGTCATCCCTAGAAGATTTTCATGAAGAATTTGAACTTGATCCTGATGGACTTGAGTGGGACAAAAAATATAATGTTATCCTTCCTAAAGCTACCCTGATAGATTATGTTGAGAATCCCAAAAAATACGATTTACATATACCCACAATAGATGCTTTGGTTGAGGCACATGGGGACACATTCTATTTTGATATAAGCATATCTTTGGTACATCCTCGTTATGGATATACTGATATGGATGATGAATATTTCAAATCTGAAGCAGACGCATTACTTAAGGATATCAAATGAAACTTGACATACTATTCGAACGGACTATCTCTGATATCCGGTTAAAGAAAATTATCACCAAGGGATTCATTGATAACCTTGATAATTACACAAATCATTTTCTTGATTATTTCAAAGTTTATAATAATGAATATGCAGATATGGATGATGGTGACATCAAAGAATTACCTGCATATAAAGAATACTTACAGGATGAATTACGTAATAAGTTTGATGATGCATTCGAAGAAATTTTTAATAACATTCATCAGGGTAAGATCACATTGTATCGTGACATGACAGTGCGTAAGGATTGGGTGGAGCATCTTGCAAAACATCCTAACTCACGCATAGGTAAGTACTGGTCATGGGACGAAGCAGCAGCAGACGCTCACTGGGGTACGTTTGGTGACAAGGTGGCATCCATTGTCATTGAGATACCAGAAAAGTTTATTGATTGGGAAGAAACGTTTCAGGCGAATCTTCAGATTCAGGAAGAAAAAGAAATTACACTATTCAAGAATACTCCGATTAAGATTAAGGCAATCCTGAACAAAGGTAAACCTGAAGATATATCTTCAATTGAAAATAACAGGTACAAAGCATAATGAAACTCAATACATTATTTGAGAGCGAACTGAATGATAATAAGGATTATGTCCGTAAAATTTATGCAGCAGGACACCCGAACCCAATAGGTCGTGGTGTAATATTCGTCAAAGGAACTCAAGAAGAAAATGGGTATATCGTTGTTGAATTGAAACCGATGGTTAACTTTGTACACATAACCGAAATACGTGTTCTTGAGGGTAAGTACAAAGAAGGTTATGGTGATACTGTAATGAAGATACTTACTAAAGAAGCAGACAAGATGAATGTCACCTTGCATTTAGCAGCAGTTCCATTGAAGGGCGAAGGTAAGACAATACCAAAAGGTAAGTTGAAATCATTCTATAAGAAGCATGGGTTCGTGTCTGAAGGTGGTGATGTTATGCGTAGAGAACCTAAATGAAACTCAATCTATTATTTGAGAATGTTGAATACCAAGCATTCAGTAAGTACATCACAAAGAAGTACAATGTAAGAACATTCTTCATCAATCAATCAGGGAATGACATTGAACTCAACAGCATAATCATAGCAAAAGAAAATCAGAAAGAAGGTATCGGGTCTGATGTGATGAAAGAACTCATTAAGTTTGCTGATAGTAAGGGTAAGAGAATCATATTGGGTGTTGGTGTAAAGGATAGCATTCATGGTACTACGTCCAGATCGCGTCTGGTTAAGTTCTATAAGCGGTTCGGATTCAAAGAGAACAAAGGGCGTAAGAAAGATTTCAGTGTATCTGCCGGTATGATACGCAATCCAAAGTAATTATAATTTATTCATCAGCATAAGACTTTCACCCAGTTCAGATATCTTTATATGATTACGTTCAGAGCATAGTTGTTGGGTGATAACCTGTGTTGAATCACCTAACGTCATTCCAATATCATCAGCAGTAACATAAACGATATACCCTGACTCCAAATGACTATACCATAACAAAACATTAGTTTTATAAGAATTACCAAGGTCAAACGCTTTGTTCAGATCAACAGTACTCCAAAAATCTAAGAAGTCTTTCATAACATCCACCACTCATGCAAGTGTTCATTCTCAACAATGTAATTCCATGCGTCTTCATACGTAGTATAACTTCTGCGGCCTGATGGTGGTATCTTATGTTCCCTTATGAATTCAACTAAAATAGCTGCCCCACCATGATAATTTAGTTTACTAAAAACATTAGGGAACAGGTGCTCATTAAGTTTGGGGTATTGCCTCTCCACTTTTTCATGAAAATCTATACTCTTATTCACAACATCCACCAGATATGTTTGTCTTCGTTGTCACAGATGTATTTCCATATAATTTCATACGTTAAATTATCTTTGGTTGGACAATTGCATTGGTGATTCACAAAATCAAGTACTAACGACAAGTTTTCAAAGGTATCATCTAATACATAAGAGTACCCTGCAAAAATGTGGTCATGCAATTCAGGGTAATAATCATACACTAATGATTTAAAATGGTCTAAATCTTTAATCAACTTACTTACCTGTTATTTTCTCATACTGGTCAACAACATCAAAGAATAAATCATATGCGGCATCACCGGACGTGTCAGCAGCTTCACGTGCTTCTTTCGAACTCCCCCATTGATCTACCCATTCCATAGTTTTATCAAACCATTCAATTTTTTCTTCGTCTGTCATATATCACCTATAATTCATCAAATAATTGTATACTGAGTTCAGCTTCAACCCTGTCATGAATTTCTTGTGCAGTACCTGCAATCGTCTTAAAGATCATTGTATTTTTTGCATATGAGTACACAGTACCCCCAACCCCACGAGTAAATTCAATGATGTTATAATTGCTGCCACCCACACTGTCAGTAATAATATACTTTTTGTGCTGGTCATCTATAATTATTGGTTTGCCCAGACTCATTATAATTTTCTCATTAGACGTTTAGCATAAGTTTTTTCTATTTCATCATGTAGGAATTGTGCTGAATCATTACATTGTCTCATATAATTACCTTTGAGATCATATGCAACCCAATAATTATAAGGTAATATTAAAGGTGTTATCTTAAAATTACCTTTATACTCACGTTCGACAATTTCATAATCATGACCGGCAAAACTATCTGTTACCTTATGATAGATTTTGCCCTTACGATGTTTAATTCGTCTGCCTAACATCATAACTCCAATGTGATAAAAACTGATGTGGGGGCAAATATTACCTTGCCACAATTTGACCATGTTGCTAATTCTCTTACGACTGATACCGGACGGTCTTCAGCAACATTCTTCCTGAAATGATTACAGTATGATAACCATATGTCCCACACACAAAATGTAGCAGACATACTGGAATCACTGACTATACCACACATACCCAGACCATTAACTGAGATTGAATTTCTCATTATCCTTCCTCTCAATTTCGTCTAAACGGTCAGCAATACACTTCATCAGTACCGATTTGGTCACAGGGTTCTGAGTATAGTGGTAATCGCGGAATAAGTCACCTAATGTTGCTGGATTTGCGTCCTTACTCATAACTCACCCCATTCTTCATAAGCATCATAAAAAGCATATGCAAGTTCTGTAAATTTGAATTCAACAAAATAAACGGTTCTTTTAGGTTTAAGTTTTCTCCCACCGACACACTCAAATCTACCCTTAGTAGTTCTTTCATAGACATGAACATCAGACAAACACGAACCTGTACTAATATGAATAATTTCATCTGTGTGATTCATTTTAACGTTGTTTTCAAAACCATTTGCATTAGTTTTCGTCATATAGATTCTGAACTTATTAGGTTCAATGACTGTGACACTCTTAGATGCATCACGGTCATGCATGAATTCACATAATTTACCAAGATAATTACTCATAACATCCACCATTCATGTAGATCTTCATTGTCATTAATATACTGCCAGATAGTTTCGGGTGTGGTAAGATGCATCATATTGTTTTTCTTCAAAAATATTCTGAGTGCTGTGAATTCTAATACATTATTATCAAATATATGATTATAAAGTTCAGGATAATAGCGGCGCATATTAATCATTATATCACCGACACCAATAACATGTTTACCCTTATATCTCATAACATCCACCATGCATGTAAGTCTTCGTTATCTCTAATATATTGCCATATCTCAACATACTCGTTACCTGAATGTAGTGAGATACCTGATTTTAATCTTGTCTTCTTCATAAAGATTGTAAGTGATGTATATGGGGTACGACCTTCACCATATACATATATATAAAGTTCTGGATAATAATGTTTCATATTATTCAGTAAAGAAGTCATGGTAAGAACGGAGCCATCATCAAATGTCATAACATCCACCAATCGTGTAATTCTCTGTTGCACCTGATATGATCCCATATAGCTTCAACTGAGGTAAGATGTATTATATTGTTTTTCTTCAAAAAAATTCTGAGTGCAGTATGAGGCAGATCATCATTATCGAATATATGAGTATAAAGTTCAGGATAAAATGATTTTATACTATCCATTAACCCTCTTAGATGTATCACATGTTCGCCATTACTCATAACATCCACCAATCATGCTTATCTTTATTCACAACAATGAAATCCCAGATTTCTTGGTAATCCCATACCGACACCTTACCATCACCATGACTACTGATAAAGATGATAAGCGAGTCGTAAGGGTCATTACGACCACCAAATATGTATTTGTAAAGTTCTGGGTAATAATATTTCATACTATGTTTCAGTTCATCCATAATACGGACTGAAGATGATGGTATTCTACTCATAACATCCACCAATCATGCATATCTTCCTTTGCAACAATGTACGCCCATATTTCATTATAAGACAACCTATTAATATCATATGATATCTTATTCATAAAGATATCAAGTGCTTCATATGAGGCAGCATACCCAAAGAACACATGAGCATGAAGGTCAGGATAATAACGTGCCATATTATGCTTCAGGGCATTCACTGAGAAAATAGGCGCAGGATGCTTCGTATCATTCATTTAATCGACTGCTTCCAGTACTTCTATGTTCCAGAAGCGACACCCATGTAAGTCCCTGTCAAGCATCACAGCACCCTCACCATAATCTTTTATGTATGACACTATATGTGCAGTACGATGGTTGTCACGACCTTCAGGACAGCTATGGTTTAATTTAGACGGTGGTTGATTTAACTTAACCTTTGTTCCCACTGGGGTACGTTTAGCTCTTTCTGCCAGTTCCGCAATTTCAATTGCATAATTCAAAGCCCATCGTAACTTTTTAGCTTCCTTAATGGAAACTCTAGTCTGAGAATTACCCCTGCTGAGAAGAATAGGTTTGTCAGGTCTGCTTTCTCGTGGTTTATGCTTTGCTGTGAATTCTTCTGGCATCAGATTACTCCTAAGTTGGAAGGTGTGGGGGGATTCGAACCCCCATGCAACGGATTTGCAATCCGCGACCTAGCCGTTCGGTCACACACCTATAATTTTATAATAATTAGTAACATAATAAAAAATGACATTCCGAATATTAATGATCCAATCATTGCTAATGTTGTCATACTATTATCATTTTTGATTAGTTTGTATACTACCGCAAGTCCAATTCCATAGACAGTACCACTGAATAATCCAGCTAATACCATTGATTGAAATATTATTAATAAAATCATACTATTCTCCAATAATTATAATAATTTAGCAATACTGTCAGAGAACACTTTCATTGCTTTCAATACAACATCACGTTCTTCTTCGTCTGGCATTGCTGCTGTTGGGTCTTCCATGAATTCACGCACACCCTGTGCAATTGTAGTCAGTGGTGAATCGAATAATGATTTTGTCTCAGCAGCACTTATTGCTTCATTGAAGCATTTAACGCGGGTAGCTGCCACACTTAATTTATGATGCACTTCAGGTAAATTATCAGTCCAATTACCCGTTACGTGTGATGCTGCATCTTGTACTTTAATAACAAGAGCATCACGTTCAGCAGCAGCCTCATTACGCATTTTTGTAAGCAAAGTTAAAGTTGTCATATTTGTTCTCCCAGTTGATGAAGGGAATTATAGATTGAAAACTTCCCTGTGTCAAATCTTATTTCAATTGATATTAACTAAATACCACTATGAATTTACTACAATTATTCGAAAATGTCCAAAATGTCAATCTGGATCAGCTATACCGGAAATTTAACCAGAAATACTTCAATGGTCAGTTACCAGTGGTCAAAACAAAATGGTCTAATAAGCGTAGGTCAATGGGGGCAGTAGTTGCCAACAGAGTCAAAGCAACTGGGGTAATATCAATCAAACATCTGGAAATTTCCAAGCATCTTGATATTGACGAAGAAAAATTGAGTGCATTAATGTTACATGAAATGATTCATGTGTATGTGTTATTCGTATTACAACTGAGTGAACGTAGTGGGGGTCACGGTACAGAGTTCCATAAGAAACGGGGAGAACTTAATCGTAAGACTCCATTTGTGATTCCTGCATCTGAAGATTATAATGAGTTTGAGGTATCACCCCATATAAAAATTAAACCTACTGTGATCATTCTCAGAACAGGTAGTGGTGGTACATGGGTACATGCCATATCAGAAAAAGGATTCCAGAAAGATTTCGAAAAGATTATTGGACGATTTGTTCAAGAACATGAATATGAAGTTTTTGTGTCTGCTGCAAGTAATATTACTAAGATACCTGTTGCACGTGTGCTCACAAAAAAAGGTATGCCGTATTATAGAATGAATGATAAAGAAATACAGTTAATCAGGGACGGTATGACCAAGATGATTGTTAAAATAGACAAGAACGGAAATATATCATCATGAAACTTAGTCATATAAAACAACCGGATCTGTTCGGTATTCAGACAAAACCTATGTCAATAGTAGGGGTATATGACCGGATGATCCTGAGAGTCATCGAACCAACGAATAAGAGCGCATTTAAGCAAGATTGCACATGTCATAAGCTGAGTATCAACTATATCGTTAAACACGCCAAACCTTCTGACAGACTCGTTATGGTGGGGGTAGGTAATACTGTTACTCATAGCTTCGTGGTAAATATAAGTGGGAAGATAATTGCTGATACTAATATAAGTAATGATCCGACTTATGATGGAAAGACTTATACAGTGGGTAAGGATAAGTTTAAGCACATGTGGAATAAAACAGCACGTGATATCGCCAGAGATATTAAAGAGATATTAGTTAAATGAAGTTAGAACAATTATTAGAAAGTGCAAGTAAAAATATGATTAAGGCTGCGGCAAACGTCACTGAAAAATTATTAAAGATTGGTGGTGAGCGTGTTGTCAGGCCAGAAGAAGATGAAGACATCGTATTAATGTCCCAGAAAGGAAAGTTGTGGAAGCATAAGGCAACTAAATTGGATGGTGTACCATATAACGACTGCCACCGTGTTACCGCAAATGTATGTCAGGTAAATAAAAGATTTAGCGCAATAACGGGTTTTGCATTATCAAAGGATGGGTTATGGAGGCCACATTCTTTTATGTTTGATACTGTTGATAAATCAATACTAGAACCTACTCCAATCATACGTGTTAAATATTGGGGGGTCTTAATGAGTGGTAAAGATGCTGAACGATTTATAAAGAGTAACGCCAGATGAAGTTAGAACAATTATTTGAATCCCGCCAGAAACAATACGGCAGACCATTACCGGAAACTGGATATCAATATAAGAAGGTAGAAATTTTCAGAGCACTTGATGCTAATGAAGATTACTTCCTGCCAGAAGATTATGTGACCCGTCTGAAGAAGTTTGCAGTGGGTCATGCTGATCATAACGTTGTTGTACTGGAAACCCCTCAGAAAGTTATCAGGGCAATTGTGAATGCGTCTGATGTATATGAAGCAACGAATGCAGGTGAATACTTTTATGATGGTAAGAAAGTAAAGGGACGAGTAATTTATGAAACTGATTAACCTATTCGAAAGTGCAAGTAAAAATCGTGACATGATTGTAATTGATGTACAACCATTCTATCACAACCATCACAAACATATCGTCCCAAGATTAATCGAACATGTGAATCAGATGACAGGTGATGTCTTATGGTTTCATAATGGTTGTAATGTGGGGATTGAAGATACGGTACATGAACAAAAAATGTACCTGCTTGAAAATGGAATGGACGAAGATAGATTAGACGAAATAACATTTGTAGAAAAAGATTATGCATTTTTCAGAGGTTGGATGGATAATGGTATTGATGAAGATATTATTATTGCTGCTGGTAAATACATGTACAAGAATCGTATTAATGACAGTCGTGATTTGGAAGTAGAAGATTTTGTGAAATTCTTACCCAGACCCGAACGTGATACATTCACAGACGAAGATGAATTATATAAAAATGAAGATGCATTACATTGGCCTGACATTGATATTAATAAATTGAAAAGATACAACAACGCTTACTTAGTAGGTGGTGGCAGGGATGAATGTCTTGAAGAAATGAGATTACTTCTGGAAATGGTTGGGATGAAGTACAAATTATTAAATGAGTTTATATACGGATGAAGTTAATACAATTATTAGAGCAACTTGAATGGTTATTTGAAAATCGTAAGATTGAACTGATTGCCAAGAAGCAAGGCCAGAAGATTATGAAAGCGCATGGACGTGATCGTACTCATGATCAGCGACTTATTGATTCTATCTTTGGTATGACTCCCATTGTACATCGTGGTGGGGCGAAAGGTGGTGATGAATTAGTACAAGACAGTGCCAAGAAAATTATTGAATTCTTCCAAACTAAAATTCATAAGAAGTATGTCCAATGGATTGCCAACCGTTACATGAACCGAGAATTCCAATTGGAAGATTGGAAAACTATTAAGGACAACCTGAAAGATTTCGACCGTATTAAAAATAAATTATCTGTTAAAGATATCAATCAATACGACTCTATGGTTGCCTTGGATAACGCCATTGATTCCCTGAAAGATAAAGATGTCAGATCCAACAAACAAAAAGATAAAGAAGAACGTGCTCAATTATTCAAAGATAAAGAAGCTATCCTTTTCTATAAAGATTCTGATATTAAGATTGAGATACCCAAGACTGAAGAAGCTGCATGTGTTCTGGGTAAGGGTACTCGCTGGTGTACATCAGCACGTAATCATAATCAGTTCGCCAATTATAACAGAGAGGGTGATCTATATATCATCACCACCAAAGACGGCAAGAAGTTCCAATTCCATTTACATACTAAGCAGTTCATGGATGAAGCAGACCACGAAATTAAGATGACTGAAGTACTTGAAGAATATCCTTCAATCCTTAAAGCAATACCAAAACTTGTTGACAGTTTGTCTATGTTCGACAGGGCAAATATAAATGATATGAGTCAGAATGAAGTTGAAGGTATGATTAAGGAATGGATTGATGACGGATTACACCAGATTGATATGCATGATGATACCACTGTAGTCATTGAATCATACCAAGACTTAGATAAATTCTTTCGCCAATATGATTTCATGGAATTGTCCAGTATGCTTTATTACATAGATGACCCAAGTACGTTAGAAGAAGAAATGGATACTGACAAAGCTAGAATGGACATTTCGAAATATCTTAATCAATCTATTATTGATTTGATACATGACCGATTATTAGATCAACCTCAACATGAATTATTTGATATTAACACCAATGACAAGGTATTCAATGCATTAAACAATTATACAACACTATCAAGACAGATCCTGAATGAAATTGTTGAAAATATGACTGAGGAATCAGCAGAAGCAATGGAAAAATATCTTAAGGATGGTATGGAAGGTGAAGGATTCGATCATGGTGTCATGGGATTCTTATTTGATACTGAACGTTCCCACTCAAGCGGATATTTACTTGTAACTGACGAGGCCAGAAATTTTTACGACAGTACTTATTCGATGTCAATGGAGTTATACGAACTTGCAACTAACTTAACTGAAACTGGATGGGATGATATATCAGATGATGAATTTGAACATGAAATGAGAAGATTCTTCGGTGAAGAATTTGACCATAACCCAGATTTAAAATCCCCAAGTGATTTCTATCATACTCAGAACATGGATAATCTTGAAAATAGAATAGAAAGGGTTATGAAAGAGTGGAAAGGGTTATGAAATTATCCCAATTCTTACAAGAAGCTATAAGAAATCGTACCCTAATCAAAGGACAGCCCCTCTCAGGCGATTACTCCCATTACATACGTAGTATTACCGAGTTAAAAGACCTTCTTAAAGAGCATTACGGCAATTCTAAGATGACTTTAGACAATATTATCAAACTTTATGCTGAACATGACATGAAACTCACTGATAATTTGCTTGAATTTGAGTTTACCGTTAAGGAACTTGATAAGTACAAGGAATGGAAGCGTACCAGAAACGATTCTAACCTTTCCACTGACGAATGGGATGAAATGAAAGCGGATATTAAGAAAAACGGTATACGGGATTACGGTGTGCTTGGTATGTATCAGAAAAGGAACGGTGATGTCCTTACTTATATCGGTGAAGGTAATCACAGGTTGGCAATCGCAAAAGAACTTGGCATTAAGAAGATGAAAATGCGTCTTTTTTACGGGAAAGCCTAAATGAAACTTGATGAACTGTTTGCATGTCATGAAGAAGTCTTACTGGAAGGTAAGATTGAACGAATAATTGAAAAACATCAGGTGGCAATCCTTAAAGCGTTCAGTAAAGAGTCACCGGATGTCGTTGGCAATGTAAATCATATAATGAATGAATTTAAAGAGACACATCCAAAATATATCCAATGGATCACCAATCGTTACATCAAAGGTGAGTTCATAATGGAAAATTTACCTGAACTTAAGATGAAATTAGAAGAATTTGATAAAATTAAAGACAAACTTCAGTCTAATGAGAAGGATATCAACCGTCACAAAACATTAGAGTCGTTTTATAAGGTTATCACAGGGTAATCAATACCGTCTTATGGTTATCTGGTAATTTATCATCAATAAAGGGTAAGTATTCACCACTCAATCTATATTTCCCTCCCCTCCACAGAATTTTACCAGTTTCATTATTCCTTTTGGTTAATATTACGTCTGTGCCAAACACAATTTCACCGTCAAACTCAACTGCAACATATCGTACACCAGTAAGATCAACATCCATTAAGTAAAACCATATCATTTCTATGAATTCATCGTCAGTCATAATTTTATCATCACATTCTTATAATTTGGGGGGGTGTCATCTGGTGATCTGGTGAGATACGTACCAGTAAGAACCGATTCTGCATCATTTGAACGCCAAATGAAATGATGAGTGTTCTTATTATAACTGTTTGTCGTATTATGAATACCTCTTACTAATCTGTCACCATGTGATACTACAATCTCACCATCAAAATCTACTGCAAGATACTTTGCACCAGTTAAGTTGTAGTCAATTAGTTTGAATAATATTAATTGTTCGAAATCATCATCAGTCATAATTTTATTAGCGTATCTTTCCAGTTAAGTGGTCTGGTCATTGTTGTTATCAATTGAAAGTTTGCTGCTGATGTCAACGCATCAGCTACTTCTTCTGCTGGCGTCCATTGACTTCTGAATGAGTTATTTTTTAGTTTTTGATTAATAGGTTCTAATCCGTACACATACAAATTACCATCACTATCAACCGCAGCATAATTAAACCTGTCGATGTTATAATCACATAACAACAGATGAAATTTCATTAACTCTTTGTATTCAATGGTTGTCATAATTTAAAAAGCATTTCAGCGTAATTATCCATAACCGGATTCAAATATACATCAGTACAAAAAGGAATCATATGATCCGGTGGTGGTTTCCCACCCCAAACCTTCTGACCGTTAGGGGGAATTGTGTTATCTTCAATTGTCATCAGATAACTACTTGTCACAATCTCACCATCATAATCAATACCAATGTATTTCACATTAGTTAAATCATAATCTATTAACTTATACATGATAAGTTCAAACCAATCATCCTTAGTCATTCTATAATTTCCTGAACTTCAGCATTTCTATACCTGCCTCGGTTATATAAATTTCAGCGTATTTCTGTGTGACTACATTAGGTACTAATTCCTTGCCACCAAACACATGATCAAGAATTATCCATCCTAATTCATCCCATTCTTCCATGTACTCAGTATAAGTAAGAACAATCTTAGTGGTATGTGCAGGAGCATGGTAATAATGAATGACATGACGTGTCCTCAGATAAAATTCGTCTAATGAAGTAATCATTTTCATAATTCCCTGAATTCCAATACTGTCATACCCAGTTCAGTAATAGAATAAGTTTTTTCTTGGTTGTCAATAAATTCGATATAACCTAAACTCATATATGCCTTATACAATGGAGTATCAAAGTATACAAATTTTACGTAAGATGAATTGAGTGAATGCATCCTACCAAACCATTCATCTATTGGTGTTGCCCTACTCATAATTCATCGAACGCCAATACGTCCAATCCAGTTTCTGTTATCTGTATATGATAAGCATCCCTACCATATATCGTTTTAAATGGGTTCGAAGCAACAATCCATCCTAATTCAACCCATGTTGGTATATCAACCGCAGCACAATTAAACTTACATTCAATTCTGCTTTTGGCTATTCTGTTTTCTCTGAATAAGAAACAGAATGTTTGTAAGTATTTTGAATTCATAATTTTATTAATGTCTTAGTCCAATCTTCTGGGTCAAGCATCCATATTATAAATTTATAATTGGAAGATGACCATGCTTCTTTAGTTTCTTCTAATGGTGTCCATCCAGATGGGTGTGTCAGGGGGTCATATTGGTAAATACGTGGTTCAAACTCATAGGTATGCAAAGCACCACCTTCATCAACCGCAGCATAATTCATACCAATTAAATTTTCATCACATAACAACAGATGGAATTTCATTAACTCTTTGTATTCATCAAGATTCATAATTCATCAAATGCCAGTAAACTTTCACCATGTTCAGTTATACGAATATACAACTTACTCTCAACCATAGAATTAGTAATACGTCTTCTTAGGTTAAGGTAATCCCTGCCAATACAAGTACCGATATCATCCACTGTTATAAATTCAATAAGACCTTTCTCAAGGTATTGTTCATATCGTTTAGAAATTTCTCTGCGCCATATACCATTGGCATCTTCAAGGTCAAACATAAGAATGAAATATTTGTTTACATCATCCATTATAATTTCACCAACGATTCTTTCCAATAAGGTTGTGGTATAAGGCATGTTACTAATTCGTACCCACAACTATGAATTTCATCATGGGCAAAATTATTATACCACATTCTAATTTTATTAATTTCGATATCAACATGTTTTATTGTAGGTTTATCTATATAAATATACAGTTCTCCATTCTTGTCAACAGCAGCATAATTAAATAACGTTAAGTCCATGCTTGTCATCAGTAAATGGAATTTCATTAAGGTTATGTATTCTTCTCGTGTCATAATAATACCCAAAGTGTTCATAGTCCATAAATAGTATTATAAACACTCAGAGGAAAATATCAAGATGCCAGTATCATTAACACTACCTTCAGTCAAAGGTTCATTACTTGACCATCAGGAAATGGAAGATAACTTAACCGATCTTCAGGATGCGGTTAATATAGCACGAGTCGAAACAGTCACTGAAACGTCCGTATCAATCACTGCCAGTAATAAACGTGTAATCCTTTGTGATGCTACTGCCAACAATATGACTGTCACACTGCCTCCTGCTGCGTCCTCATTAGACGAAATTTACTACATTAAGAAAGTAGACAGTACTACCAATACCATTACAATAACAGGTGACGGATCTGAAGTTATTGATGATGAACTCACTCAGGTTATCCGTGATCAATATGAAGGTCTGGCAATGATATCAGATGGTGGTGAATGGTTCGTCATCACAAAGAAATCTAATGCCCCATTAACTGTCGGTGTTAAAACATCCACAACAACTGTTGCTAATACTGCCGCAGAAACATTAATCTATTCTTATAATTTTACTGCTGATGCGTTTCTCCCCCATGAGAAAGTTATTGCTGAAGCATCTGGGTCTTATTCTAATGCAAGTCCAAATGATGATTTTCAAATTATCGTTAAGATGAATGGGGTGTTGATGCATTCACTTAGTCGTATCGGCACAGGTAAAACTGATGCAGGTTGGAAACTTAAAGTGGATGGCACAATCAGAACCATTGGTGCAGCAGGAACATACGTTGATATCTCTGGACTGTCAGATGGTGACACCACATTCACTGAAGCACTCTCAACCGAAGTCGTAATTGATACTACCGTACCGATAACATATGAAGTATTTGTCAAATGGGATAATGCAGATGTCGGTAATATTTTTGCATGTACCCAAGGCAGAATCACACTGATCGTTTAAAGATTGTCAAAATCATTGAAGTCATTTATTATAGATTGAATTTCTTCAGGTGTTTTTCCTTCTGCTTCTAATTGGTCGAACATATGATATCGTTCAGACGAAGTACATATCATAATGTGTTCTTCTTGATAGTACCTACATAAATATTTCATAACTTACTGAATGCCTTTAATGTCTTCCCTTCTTCAGTCAACTTCATTACTGCTGATGGGGGATGATCTTTTACTTCTACTACTGTTACCCAACCACGCTCAATCCAATTAAGTGTTATTGGGGATTGAGCAACATGAATGTCAGTCTCGTCATTATAATGGTTTACTATTCTGATGAATGTTCTCATTGCATCAACATCATCTTCATAAAATTTCTTCATAATAACTCACCGTATATTGTCGCTCTCCCCAAATCAGTTAATTCCACTTGGACAAATGAATACTCTGACATTGGCATATCTATATTAACTTTGATATAACCTTTTTGTACCCACATATCACTAAAAAAATCTTGTCTGATGACAAAAATATCTTTGTTCCACTTGATTGCAGTCTCAATGAATTTTTTTTCGATAGTTGTTGAATAAATCATAAGTTTGCAAAGACTATTACCGATCTGCCAAGGTCAGTAATACGAAGGTTAAGATGAAATTCTAACGATGGTTCTACAATTTCCAACCACCCAAGAGTAACAAACTCTCTGGTTGTACTTGTGTCATACAATACCATAGATTCTTTCATGTCTCTGCCCCATAACATAGAGAAGAATGAAGATAAGGCAGTGTCGGTTATAGGGGAGTCATCATTAATCATCATAACAATAAGTAACTTGCTACCATTTCAGGAGTCATACCTTCACCCACCAGAAGAATAATGTGTTTTTGTAAACCAGTTATTACTGGATTAAGATTAATAAATTCATCATGGTCATGAGTCATACAAAAATTGTACGAGGTAAATGTGGTATTCCGATCAGCCGTATAAAATTTAATAAGTTCATATGCATGTGTTGCATCATGAGAATACTTCTCACCTGAAGCACGAAATCCTTTCTGTGATAATTTGTAATAGATGAAACCATCACCATACTCAGTTTCTTGTTTGCCAAACACACTAAGACCGCACCCCACCTTAAACATATGGTTTGGTACATTGGTCAACATCAGTCCTGAATACTCTTTGTATAAAATTGTCATAAGTTTATGTAATCTTGTATTTCTTCTTCAGACATACCTTCCAAAACCATTTTTGCAATGACTTCCAATTTAGTATCATCCCTAAATGTAACAGACATCACATCTTCGTCCCCTATATAGAACGTGTGCTCTTTTCCACCCAATCCCCACTTCACATATGATATTTTTTTATTCATATTTTTATCAATGTATCTTTCCAGTTAAGTGGCACAGGTAATTTAACAATGCTGTCAGCAGCAATCCCATCATTATTATCCCATATTTCAATTCCGACTGTGGGTTCGTCACTGTACCCCCACATGCTCCCATCAGAATCAACAGCAAAATGTGTGAATACACTTAAATCCTTATCTGATAACAACAGATGAAATTTCATTAACTCTTTGTAATCATCAAGTGTCATAATTTCAGCATTGCCATGTATTCTCTGTACCCATCAAGTAACGTCACATCAATATACGATCTGACAATACCTGTCATACGTGATTCTGTTATACCCCTTCCGACAACGGAAAAAAAGTAATTATCCTTATCCTTATTGTCGTTCATTCGATATATCAATTTATCCTGCACAAAAACCCTGTATGAGTTTTTGTACAGATACTCAGTCGAAGGATCGTGTTCAATTTTGTTGAATATCTCACGTTGAACAGATTCGTTCGGTGGTTGCTTCCTCATTAAGTACGTTCTTTCATATGTGAAGGAAATCCAGAAAACGAACCAGAAGTAGGGAAAGTATTGTCATTCTTACTGCGACAGTCACACCCTGTACGACCCTCTACCGGAACGTTAGTGTTGGTGAATTGTGACATACCACCGCAACTAGTCCAACCACCACAAATACCACAGGCAGCAACAGGAACGTTATTCATATCATTTTTATGGGTCATAATCTTTCTCCTAAGTTGATGTAGGGAATTATAGATTGAAAACTTTCCATTGTCAAATTTATTTACAATTTGTAGTAGGCGTCAATGGCCTCAATGGACATCCCTGCATCCCACATATCACATATCTTCATATACAGGTACTCTTTGTGACCCTCCCACGAGATATCGAATCTTAATTCACCCATTTCATCACCGTTATTATACCAGATGACCACACATGACTTTTCAGGCGTGGCACGATGTTCCACACCGTACCCACAGAATTTTTCATGATGTAAATCAGGTTTACTCATAATCTGGCGTAAGCAACTCTCATACTTATGAAATCCCTTATTCGATTTAATCCCTTACCATCTTCTGCCAGCATATTACAATCTCTGCATATTTCACTCACTTCAACATTGTTTACAAAATGAGGAAGGTAGATTGTTTTAACTTTGTGTGTGTCGGTATATTGAAAATGATATATCTCAGGATCATACTGGTAGACTATTATGGCAGGTCTTCCATCTGGACGATCACCAACAGATCTTACTGTAAATTTGTATATGTATTTCATAGTTCCATATAGTCCTTAATCATATCAAGTGGCATACCTTCATCATAAAGTTTTTTTACAGTATTAAAAATCTTTAAACCAGACATTACCCCAAGATCAAGTTGTATCGTTAGTGTGCTGTCTGCTATCCTGTAAGCACCATCCCTCATACTATAAGGGATACTGACATAATCGCATAGTACATCATCAATATAACCACGATATACATGGTATCCAAACTTGAAAACATCACCAGAGTTCATAGTAACACATACGCCGCAACATCATCTATATCCATCTCAACATTATCATCATGCATTTGTTGAACATCCCTACAAAGTTGAGCAATTTCCTCGTATTCTAAACTGCCAGACACACTGATTCTTTTGACAAATGCACCTTGTGCGCCATTCCCCCCAATCCTAATTATTAACGATGACTTAGCACCAGCAATCGCATGATGATGACTAAACATTATGTAATACTTACTACAACTCATAATAATCCCTGAGCATTTCCCAACTCATACCATCTTTGTGTAGTTGTTCCATCCGTTGCAAAAGCATAATACCTTCTTCACTGGGACTTCTTTTCAGGTTATCAAGAAACTTATAATTGGTCACATCAACACTCAGACTATAACCTGCCTTATGAATTACCACCTTGCCGTAATCAACTACCTTACCATAAGTGGCATGATCGGTCACTGTTGGAAACTGAAGATTATATCCGTCATACGTAATCATAATTCAAGATACGCCTTGATTTCTTCCCAACTCATTCCCTTGTGTACCATCCTTATCAGTAATTTTTCAAGACCATTAAGATCTTGGTAATTACCAATATTAATTGTCAATTGAATATTATCATCAACAGACACATACAACGTATAATTAGGTGGCGCACTCAAATCATTGCGGTCTTGTTCGCCAAAAACTTCAAGACTGAATTCATTAATCTTAACTGACATTCTAAATACTCCTATGGGCAAATTTGCACAAGGTGATTACACCGTAATCAACAAAGAAAAATATATGGGTAATATTCATAAGGTTCGCTATTTGTCCTCATGGGAACTTGTCTTGTTAAAATTCTTTGACATGAATACTAGCATACTGGAATGGAATAGTGAAGATGTTATCGTCCCATACTATTCAAATGCTGATCAGAAGAAACGTAGGTACATGGTAGATTTCTATATCAAGTACAAGACGAAAGATGGAGTCATAAAAAAAGAGTTACTGGAAGTAAAACCGTATGCTCAAACATTACCCCCAACAAAAAGAGGAAGGAAGAAACAATCAACCTTCCTCAAAGAAGTTTACACATACCAAGTGAATATTGATAAATGGAAAGCGGCAACTGCATTTGCAAAAGCACGTGGTATGGAATTCAGACTTATCACTGAGCACGACATTTTTAAGTAGATTGTCTGTGTTCTACTAACTCACCCCATAACATTTTCATTTGATTGTTGTACTTGCTAATCATACTTTCGTTAATTGCTCTCATTACCAACCACACCATACCAATGATGAACATATCACCCCATAAAACGATAACAACTGATTCAGTGACATGTGTTAGGGAAGTCATACGTTCATTAAATTTGGAACGATTCATTTCACAATAGGTAGCTTTGATTGTATTATCATTATACTTACGTTTTGTTATGTAATCTTTAATCTGATTTGGGTTACACATGTACCCCAACATATTTTTTAAACCTGTGTATGCAATCAGATTAAAGACAATTAACACACCAATCAACCAATCAAGGTGGGCAATTGATAAGAATGTTACCCCAGCCAAACTTAGTAACATGCCGATCACAGCCTTGAACGTTACTTGCTTTGACTCAGCAAACAGTTCAAACATTACCTCTAAGTTTTTGAAGTACATTTCAGATTTCATAGATACACATTTACCATATCTACTTGTTTTTTCATATTCTCAAGTTGTTTAATGTATGCTGGGTTATATGCAAAGCAATGTTTCTGGATGGCTATATTCATCATAATAAGACCAATAACTACTTCATCTTTATTGTCAGTATACGCTTTGCAATGTTCATTAGTTTTAACCCAAGTTTTAGCCAGATCGTCACCAACTGCGTACAGAATGTTTGCACAATTCTCAGCAGTCTTACCTAAACTAATTGCGTTATCAATTGGTGTACACAAAGTGGTTGCATACGCAGATCCAAAGGAAAGGGTTAATATTAATATCAATATGTTTTTCATGGGTTTCTCCATTAGTTAGTTAGAATTCAATTCCAGCAGTAAGATCACTGTCTTCAATCATTTTTGCAATCTCAACTTCAGCAAACGCTTCATCAAGTTGCCTGATAAGACGAATTGCAGGATCTTTTGATGATTCATCCCTGCCAGCAATCATTTTGGTGATTGACATGACGTTTTCAACAAGGGTTTGTTCACGGTCAAATCTGCCAGTGTATATTTCACCATTTGCCATACGCTTATCAGTAATTTCTCTGGCGGTCTTACGGCAGAAGTTATCTTCGTCTGAGCAGATAGCACAAGAGAAAGTGATAACGTTGTTATCCTGATTCACATCAATTTTCAGTGCAATTTTTTTGACGTAGTGATACTTAGGTTTGTAATATCGGTAGTCGATAAAACCTTTTTCAGTGTCTTCATATGCCATTAGAATGTCTCCTTTTAAACGTTCTAACTAAGTTAAATTACTTTTTATCTTCGTCTTCAACTTCTTCGTCTTCTTCGTCTTTTTCCATATCAGACTTGTCAGATTTCTTTTTCTTTTTGTCTTTGCAATCACAGTTTTCTTTGTCTTTGCAATCACAATCAGACTCAGTTTTTTCATCAGATTCATCTTTTTCCATTTCTTTTTCAGATGCGTCCATTTCTGCCAATCTACTCATTTCTTCTTCTACTAATTGTTCAAAATTCATTTCAATACCCTCGGTTATACAGAGTATTTATGGTATTGTATTGATTGCTTGATGTACAGGATTTCAGAATAGTCAACATACCGCAAAGATTGGTTGTATTTCGCACCAAACTCAACGTCATTAAGTGTTTCGTTGTCTGATGATTCGATTATTGTTCGGTAATTCACAATACGACCACCACCATCCAGCTTAACTTTTAATTTTACCCCACCAAACTTGTAGACTTCTCCATTTTTGAACACAACTTCATAACTATGATATGGTTCATCAAGAATATCACTGACAGCAGGACGTTTCGCCACCCCAGCATTGTATCCTTGGACTTCTGCTATTTTTTTGGTGGCATAGTATGTCACAATTAAGAATGCTATGAATGCACCTGTACCAATGATCATGATTGGGGTATATTCCATTATGCCTCCAAATACTTAATAAACGCCATTGCCGCTAATACAACCATACCAACAGAACCAACAAGAATCATGGTGGTAACTATGCTGGTTTTGATGGCAACCCCAATAATAAACAGATCTAAAAAGATACTGAATGCTGCAATCTTTGGATTGGCAATCGCATACGCTTTAATTTTGCCCCACATCATAGGTCTATCAACCATTTAACGAAGACCACACATAATCCAACTACACCAGTAATAATCATGGTTGATAATATGCCTATTTTAAACAGCAGACCAAAAAAAACCATACCACCTGATACTGCTGCTACTGCTAACATTGGATTTTCACCAGCGTACTTCTTAATTTTTTCCCACATTTTTATTTTCCTCTATTAAATCATCAATAATTTTTTCAACACTTAGTTTACCATTGCCACCCTGACACCAACAAGTAGTGCAGGTGAATTGGTCATCGTAAATACATCCACAATCAGGACAATCAACAGTGACCCCATCAAAGCAATCTTCTTCTTTTAACCTGTCGATTAATGAACCCATTTACCTTTCCTCACAACTTGGATGACCATATCGACTAAAGAATCTTAATGGTCGCATAAATTTACCTTTGACAAAAAATCCCCAGTTCTGAATCTTCCGTCCACAGAACAAGAGTGTAATCGTACCATGCTTCGGGTTCCCCACATAATGTGTATGATCTGCCTTACGGTATCTCACTGAACCAGTTGGCAGCAGTTCACAGTGTATGCCACCGTATTCGCCTATTGATGCCACATCAGTGTAACCACCCCACAAAACGACTGTCAGGAAGTTAAACGCATGGTTGTGCATGTAACGCTTATCATCAGACCGATACCACTGATGTATTCTTATTGAGAAGAAGTAAAAGTTAAATACCCATCTTCTCATATAGGGACATTCTTTATTCCCTAACTTTTCATTCCATCTGATACCAAATGGCTTGATTCGTTTCTTGTCTGTATCAGCAGGATTAGACATGATTTATTTCTTACGTTTCTTAAAATACAGACCAGTAAGATAACCAGCAATGCCGATCACTATCATCAACACAACAAACAAATCTGTTGCCATACTGAAATCAATACCGAAAATTGTTTTACCTATTTCTGTTTTACTTTCCATCATACTTTCCTCTTTAAATTTGGTCGCGGGGGGTCGCATCGAACAACCAACCTTCCTCATGTTAAACTCAGGTACACGTCTGCACTAACAGTACTAGCAACCGTCTGAGTCCTCAAGGACGCTCTGCCAATTGAGCTACCCCGCGTTATCAATAGTGTAACACATCAATCAGAATTTTGCCACATCATCATATCACGTATAACCGTAATGTTGTTTGGATTATGTCGGTAATCTTCAGGATGCATAATGAAATACAACCATGCAGGTTCATCTACATCAACCAATGAAATTTCTTTACGTTCATAGAAACTACCATTACTTTCAATCAAATCAAGTGTGGCTAATACATTATCATTAACTTCATATACTTCACCAAAGATATGTCCGGTGTCTATAGATTCAACCACAGCAGGAAAAGCACCCAATGAAAACATATGATACTTTTCTCTGGTGATAGTTTTTACAATCAGCTTACTATCATACAAATGATGATGATTAGGAAATCCCTTCATCAAAGAACCATATACAAAAATTTTCATATCATAACTCCACGAATGCTTGGTATTCTTCACTGAAGAAGTGTTGATGGTTTCTTACAATAACAGATCCAAGACTGTACAAGTTAATCAGAAATTCAGTCATATCATCTTCTTTCAATCTACTCTGTGAATAACCTATTCTTTGATTAAATTCTATGCTATGACCAAAACGAGTTTTTATATAATTAGCTAAACAGAATTCTGATAACTCTTTAAACAGGGGTCTGTTATCAGCATATGTAATAGTCTGTGATATCACCACATACATTAAAGTTCTGAAACCATAATCATCACTATAACTTAAACGCTTGTGAAGTTTTTCAAACAAATCTTTGCTGCCATGCTTATCAGCCAGAACAATTATTTGTTTGATTTCTAATTCAATGAATGGCATTAAAGAAGTACCCAATCAAAGGTTGGGAATATACATTTACTATTCCATACAAGTACATCCCACATATGACATTGTGGTTCATATAACCCATGTGCATAATCACTGCGTGAATCAGAAGAATCATATCCACCACTCACATATATTTCGTCAATGTTATAACCTGCTTTTAAATTTGTTTCAATGATGCTGAGTAAATCAGATTTCGTTCCTTCCCAATTTGTCTCACCACAACGTTCACCCTCAAACATAAAGATCACTTCAGTTTCGCGTCTGAAAATAAAGCTGCTGATAGTTTCGAATGCACGTTCTTTTTTTATCTTATCGTTTAATTCTTTCATTGTGTTGTAGAACGGAAGGAAAGGTTTTTTGTTACCAAGTTGAACCACCTGAACATTAACAACAGCCTGTCCGGTAAATCCTTTCCAATGTGCAATAAGACGTTCGCGGGGGGTGTCAGTAGGATTACCTATCAGTTTATGAGTTGATCCAGTTTCCTGATCGGACAACACATATTCAACCACACGTTTGTTGTCTTCAACTACTGCAACAAGAATAGAACTTCCTTCTTGTGCTAATACTTGAGTATCAAGCACACGTGAGTTCAAAGTCTTCATAATGCATTCCTCGCAACAATGTCATCTTTGATCATTTGAATTTGACCTGCTTTAGTGGCAGGATATCCACGTGTCTTCATTTCGCGTTTGATTAATGCAGAAGGATGAAACCAACCTTTAGATTCCATAGCAGCTAATGGAGAAGATTCTTTTTCTAACTTGAAGTATTCTTCTTGAGTGAAATTTTTAACCATGAAGTTAACCCAAGTCTTCCAAGGTTTACTACCATACTTAAAACGTGCTATGAATTTCATATCAGTATTTGAAAGGTAACGGTATCCAGACTCAGATTCAGTGAACCCGTTTGGTTGATACATCAGATACATACCATCCCAATTGAAGTGTTCTTTTACAAAAGATGTTGCTTGGTTTTCCATGACTTTTCCCCTAAGTTTTCAGTATTATAGATTGAAAACTTAGGGATGTCAAGTTATCAATCTATTTCTTTGGATAGCAAGCCACACCACTACTTTTAGTACCTGCGACAAATACACATGTGATGTTTTTGTTGTCTTTTGGTGTCCATTCGTAGACACGTGGACTGTTGCCACTGGTGTTCAACTTATATTCGTGTTTTGGTTCAACTGACTCTTTACCCATTCCAGATAAAGTGTTCCAACCAAGTGCTGATGCGCTTAAGGGTAGCATCATTATTGCCCCAATTACTAATAACTTTTTCATTACTTAAACTCCTTATAACTATCTTTAAGAACTTTCCACGAGGTAGGCCATATCTCACTGAGCATTTCGTCAATGGCATTAGCATACACCCGTATTTCGTATTGTGCGTCCTGAGACTCCCTGAGAACCCAGAATCCGAACCAATTGCGTAATGATGCAGTTGCATACATTTCAGAGTAATTGCCCACAGGGATTACTACACGAGCCTGTTCACGACACACTCCCAGCGATTGCAGGTCATGATATGATTTCAGTGCATGTTCATATGCAGATTTAAGACATGCATTTGCTTTCCACTTAAGATGTTCTTCTATATTACCGGAACTTGATTGCTTGTCTCTGGATGCCTGTTGTCTCCATTCTTCCGGTACAAAAAATTTACCTACAGGATCATCAGTGTATCGCATACTCATTTCATTGTATGCTTGTGTACGGTGTCTATGCCATTCTCTGAATACGAATAGTGGAGCAACAACCCTGAAGGTTGCCGATTGATGTTCGAATGGGGTCATGTGTCGATGGTCTGCTAAGAAACGCATCAGCTTTGTGTCAGCAGATTCCGTATCACCTGTCTTACCGGATTGTGCATGACTTACTCTGGCAGCAAGTGCTGGCATTTGATCTGCTGAAAACTTCTCACTGTGTACTTGTGTACTGGCAATTAGTTCAATTACTGAATATGGATCTTGTTCTCCATATGGTTTTAAAATTTTACTCACTTAGTATATCTCCTTAAAAAATCGTTCTACCACCATAAAAAGCATGATAGAACTATTCATTAACCGTCAGCTTTATTCTAGTCTGACCGTTCAATCATCCATACACGATAACCACCATCAAGTGTTCGTGTTGCTATGGTATGTTTTTTTGTTGCGGCATATGCTAATAGACCTGCACGATAAGCAGTGGTGTCTGCTCGATTGCCATTATTAACCTTAATAAAAAATGAGTCTCCATTTTTCATATCATCAATAATACCATAACGATCTTTTGCTATGGTTTTTCTTGGTGGCATTGCCACGTTTTGCTCTAGCTGTATTTGCTCTTGGTACATTTTACTACTCTCCTTTGTTAAAAATTTTATTTAGTGTATCTCTTTACCCGTAGTATAAAACACATTTTTCATTTCATCAACCATCATTGACATGGAACGAGTCATATCATCATACACCAATTCATCAACAAAATAAACATCATCTTTCGCCACTTCAAAATATATATCATATGGTACATCAATGTATATGATTTCTTGGAAGAAATCTGGATCATGATGGAGTACATCATTCCATAATGAGAAATCATTGTGTAGTCCATATAACATGGGGTTAATGAATGTACCCCCCTTCCTTATCATGGTGTATTGATGTGTTGACACCCCATTGAAAAATTCTTCGTTGAGTGATTCAGGATCATTCTTTAATATCTCTGGTATAACAATATCTCCAAAAAATTCCCAACTCTTATGACCAACTTTGGCATTGATAAACTTCTTCATAATTGGTTTATCTAAATGGTGTGCAATGTGACTGTTAACATATATCAAAATTTTAGGTTTCATTTTTTCTTCTTTTTATCGAGTATATCTTTAAGTTTCTCACTGCTTCCACTTTTGCTAACTGGATTAGTTTTACTTAATTTCTTGTGTCCATGTAACTCACTTATCTTAAGTGTTTTACTGTCCCAATGCAACACAACAGGTTTAGTTGAAAATTCACTGTTACGCATCTTCAATGCCTGAAGATGTATTTCGTTATTATCAATCTGTTCTTCATTACGGATGATTGCCCAGACAACATCACTTACATTAATCTTTGATAGACCCCCTGCAATATGTGCATGACTCTTATGCTCTGTGTCAACGGAATCCCTGTTCAACTGACTTGCGCTAAACAAGAAAGCATTATAATCAACACCAATCTCTCTGAGTTCTTCGGTCTTTGCATCATCAACATCAAACGCATTACCGTTAACCTTTTCGTTAGTACCCATCCTATCAAGATAATCAACACAAATGAAATCAGGTTTGTAACCAAATTGTATTTCGTATTCTGTTAGGTATGCTCTGATGTCATTCGAATTACTTTTAACTGGCATCTTCTTAACATACAACTCACCATATGTTGTTTCTTTGGTTGATAATATTTTAACGATGTCATCTATGGAATCATATACTTCTTTGGTGTTGACACCTGTTATGATGGAGTCCATACGTTTTGAGATCAGATCATCACCTAACTCCAATGATATAACAATACCATTTTTACCTACTTCTAACATGTTCTGTGCAACGTTCGCAAGCATAACAGACTTACCTGAACCGGATGCACCTGCAAACAACACAAGTTCACCACGTCTACATCCTTCAGTTATCATATCAATACTTGGATAACCGATGGGTGTGGTATCAACATGTAATTGCATCTGCATCAGACGCATTGCAGGATCACCAAAATAATTGATACCCATATCCTTATCAATGGATATCATCAATGCATCACGTACCAAATTATTAATCTTACCAAAGTCAGAACTATCTTCATTTTCACTGATGATATCTGACCCTTTGATTATTGCCATTCGCATAGCAGAAATCTGACAATGACTTTCAATTTCGTCAGTGATGTAATCCATTTCTGCACTGGTCAGTTCATGTTCGTCAATTTTAAATTCTGTTTCGGCATATACAATCTTAGCATCAGGTAAATCGTGATACTTGTGTACATAGTCCAAAGTAAATTTTATAACTGAATCAAGTGGTGTATCAAAGTACTCAGGCTTTAAAATACTACCACATTTGATGAAAAGTTCTTTACTGCATAATAGAAGTTCGACTAATAATTTTTCTTTTGCGTCTACTGTTTCTGACAACCTTAACCCCTTATAATAATAATTTGAATCTTACATAATCTGTGTGTTCACTGATAGTTCGATGTGCATACATTCTCAATACATGTTTTGACAATTTACCACTGGTTGAACCATAATGTTCCAACGTATTTATATAGTAACGAGTTTTCATTTCATCTTCGAAGAACTTAACACATCTGTATTGTTCATCCCTAACGACATCAATGAACTCTGGATAGTCTCTATCTATAAAACGTTTTAATTTTTCTACTCTCATAATAACCAAAACTCCAACATGATTCCACCATTCTTTTGTATGTGCTTAAGTAACTCATTTAAAAATCCAAAATATGTATCATCATTCATAGATATTATATATTGGTTTGTGATTGGCGTATCAGAACGAAACCCGACTACTGTTGATAAATCAACAAGACTAACATTATGTTCCATATACATGTTATGGCTACCACATCGTTCGGTTAATGATGGGTACTCCCTGTACAACCTATCATTAAACTCCATCTTGGATTCAATTCGTTCCATTATAATAACCAAAAATCTATCATATCTTCGTGTTCTTCTATATATGCGATCACACTCTTAAACCACTCAGAGGTTTCTTCGTCTGTGCGGGATAATATTTCTGTTGCAGTGACAGGAGGGAAATTGATAAATTTTAAGAACGAATATGTATACAATGCTCTGTATGTTACCCCCTTGTATACTTCACTGTTAGTAAAAATTTGAGCATCATATAAACGTTTCCACCTGCGCTCTATGGTTCTATTAAATTCAAATCCATCCATTTTGCCCATCAGAAGTTAGTCAATAATACTTCCGTAACAGGGTAACGATTCTTTTTAGTTTGCCCGACACTATACCTGTGTTCTTTTGTGTGCATGTTTAAATCACCCCACAGTGTGTTAACATACTCATTAGTTTCACCATTCGCTTTATACCATGTCGATAACACCACACGTGCTTTTGTGTACTTTACAAATTCGTGGAGTTCACGTTCATCAGCGTCTGTCCAACTACCATAATAACCAGACTCACGATCAATGTATGGCGGATCAAGATATATTAGGTCTGATCCATTAACATTTTCAAACGCTTCTCTATAGTCCCCAGAACGGAATCCCCACATTTTGGTGATCTCTTTTGCGTCAACTATTTTCTTAACAAGTTGTTCACGATAAGATTCAGTTAATTTATTATCATTCTTACCATAGGGTACATTGAACTTGCCTTTCTTATTGAAACGCATCACACCATTGAAGCATGTATGATTAAGAAACAGTAATGTGTTTGGGTGGAAATTATCATTGAAATGATCTCTCATTTTATAATAGTATGCTTCACCATATCTTTGAAGTTGTTCGTCATGACTTTTTAGTGTTGCAACAATACCTTCAACGAAATAAGAATTTTCATTCATCATTTCAAACATACGAATAACATGAGGGTTGATATCATTTACAACTGCCCACTTAGGTACAAGGTTAAGTGCAACAACACCACTACCCAAGAATGGTTCAATCCATTGTTGTACCGCAGGGTCAAATTGTGCAACTTCCTTTATCCAAGGAATAAGTTTCAGTTTACTACCCTGATACTTTAGTGGTGATCTGATTACTTTGTCTTCCATAAGTTTAACTTAACCTCTGCTTTTAACATGTTATCTTGTATGCCGTCATGAATCATCTTCATTGTAACAAATTTCCCATACGTTTGTATAGCGGCATTCGCATCTTTAACTTTCCATTCTGGTATAGATATTCTCCATCCATACCGCTTGGCAATTTTTATAAAATCAGAATCCTTTCTGTCTGGTAGTAGTATTGGGTCATGACCTTTTAACAGGTATGCTTGCTTCTTGCTGACACTGTTACCAAGTATGGCAATGGCATCCGGTATGCTTGCCGCATCCATTATACCTTCAACAACAATAGGGTTCTTCTTGATGTACCCATTGTGGTTATTTATGAACATAAGATCTGTGTTGTCACCACTAGTAAGATAAAATGTCTTGCCATCAAATACACTGACCCCCTGCCACCCGATTAACTTACCATGATAGTAGAATGGAATTATCAATTTATTTTTCCATGTATCTTCTTTGCCCACATACAAATCTTGAGTGAAGGTTACATGACGGCTTTTCAGAAAATCGTCAAACCAATAATGATAATCAGGGTGATACTGAACAAAGTCGCTGGGTATTTCGATAGTGCTATACGAATGTTTTTCATAAATGTCCTCGTTTAGTTTATCAAATATTTTTGGTTTCTTATTGTATACCTTTAATTCTATTGGGACATCAACACCCAGTACATCCATAAGATGTCTGAAACGTTTAGGCATGTATGCATCATACTTGTATTCAGTGGATGCATCACACTTACCCCTGAAACAATTGTATGCAATACGATCAGGGAAGAACGCGAATCCACCACGTACTTTTGTGTCGTTACACACAGGGCATTTCATGGTGTGAAATCCACTGGCAGTAACCTCGTGAAAGGTCACTGAAGATTTTATGATATCTTCTATTTCTGACATGTTAATTCTAAAGTTGTAGAAATTTTATATAGTTTGTTATTTTGTCTGCGGTCTTTAAGTCTCGCATCTGGTTTATAAAATTATCAGTATCGACAATTATCTCTAATACTCGGTCATCAATTTGTATGACATAATCATCATCGGTTATCCAGACAAAATCTCTGTCTGGGGACATAGCATATTCATCAAGGAAGTATAAACGATTCCTATACGTTTTACGATCTATTTTTATCAATTTATTGGTGGAAGTATACGTCAACCTGAAACGCTGTTGTGTTGATATATCATATACATTCTCTTTGATAATTTTCATAAGTATGCAAACGCTTTGATTAACTCTATATCGTCCAGATCCCTTATCATATGATAGCTGTCACATAGGAATTTGCACAGAGGGTAATCACTACCATCAATCTGTATTATCTTATTTGGTTTGATGATAATATAGAATGAGTGTATTCCATCTTTCCAGCATATCAATAACCTGCCATATAAATCAGTGAAGATACCACTATAGACAGTAGTTCCATTGAATGTCAAGACGAAGTGATTGGATGGGTCAGCAACGTAGTTGCATGAATCCCCTAAACTTTCTATATTTTCCACAATGGAAAAACTGGAAGTAATCATCAATAAATAACCGTATATGTCATACAATTATTTATTAAACACAATAACACTAAAGGATGGACGAAAGTTACTGGGGATTGTAGATTTTGTTACAACAAAGCAATTATACTTCTTTGACTTCACCAATGAACACACAATAGACTATGTTACGCTGTCTATCTTATGGAAGGGGAATCATGCTGAAATGCGGTTCTCGGTATTTTGTACTGTGGAGTATCCCGATATCAGACTGCCGAAGGTGATACTGATACCACAGACTAATGTGGAAGATATTACAGGGAAGTTACCAAATCATAAGAAACCGAAGCAAAAGAAGCGACTGATAAAAATTATAGATTTATAATTCACTAAACTCTAAATACTGTTTGCCTAACTCAGTTACTCTGAAATATCCCTTGACATCTTTTGCTATAAAAGAAACTCGTTCACCAGATATATAACCAAGGGTTATCATCTTTTTGATTTTTCCATCAGGATCAAAATAGCTTGTATAAGTGTAGTCACTTAACAAAAGTCTGTTAAGGGCATCAGCATAATCCATTTTACAACATTGCCATCTTAACTTTTGCGTGTAGTTCTTCTACACACTCGTCACATATTGATACTTTGAGTCCACCACCCCTTTCATTTTGGAGTGTTGATACCATTTTATATGGATAGTTTAAATCTGTACCAGTAGGGGTCATTTGACTCTTATCGCAGAAGTTACATGACCCTAATACACGTCTTAACCCTCGTTCTACTTTCATATCAGTACACCAATAATCCCATTACGTCACGCTTGTTCATCAGGCACACTATCTGATGGGCGTAAGCAATTGCATGTGCTTTTTTAAACATGTACCCACCTTTACCCTTACGGTAGAGGTTAGGTCTTACCCTGACCCTGTTGGTAATGTAGTTCTCAATAAGATGTTTCTTATCAGGACGTATCAATGCTAACACATCAGCAAGTTCCTGTATACTTTGTGGTTTTATTAATTCAACCAAGTCGAAGTGCTTCCCTACTTGTGGTAACTTCATGACGAAAGATTCATCCCTTAGTAATTTCCAATCAGGATTCTTCAGAGCATCCAGAACCTCTTGTTTGGTCTTGAATGAGTCGTATGCAGTTGCAGTCAGTAAATCTATCTTACTGAATCCCAGTTCCTCTGAGTTCTTGTACTCGATTGCTGCCATACCTGTCTCATTATCAACTGGTATGTTTGTGTCAACATAGTAACCGGATGGGTGTGGTTTTATTCTGTGCTTGTCATCATCATAGATTATTGCTCTGACACCATATACACTTTTGTCTGTACGAGACTGTACATCAATATCAATGTCACCAATAGATTTGTTATTGGACACTTTCTAAGAACCGTTCGAATCTGTCATATTCTAATGGTGATAACTTCCCGACAAATTCATCAAAACTAATTTCTTCAAAAAGTGATGTGTAGCTGATGTCACCTTTCTCAAGTGAACGTAATGCAAACACCGTATCTCTGTGTAACTGTCTCAGATGCTTACTTAAGAATATTGCACTCTTATGTTCGTCTACGTACTTGCCAACGTTTCTTCTGTAACGGGCAAACATTAACTCAGTCTTACCATGATTGAGTGCTGAGTTTAATGGTTCAAATCTGAATTCATGAATTATAAATTTGAAGTAATCTGTCATATCACTTATGTTATGATCCATGCAAAAATTATAGAATGTGACAATGCCTGAATACTGTGATGATGTTCTGAACTTCTTCATGGTGTACCCACGTGATCCACTTAATGCAGCAGATAACGTGTACCACTTATAAAATAATTCTTCTGTTGGAGTATTACCAAACACATGGTGATATTTGAAACAGTCTTGTTTATCAAAATGATCATTGATGTTTTTTTCTTTCTTGTACTTTTTATCGCACACAGAACACACATAGTATTCTTCATCACGCAGAATACCTTTGCTGTAAATTTCTTCTATTGTATTAAAGCGTTTTAGTTTCATTCTTCGTGTCTTCTTTCTTGTATTTGTAATGAACCATTTGACCATGCAACACCAAATTGTTAGCCTTTTCATAAAAAAAAGAATCTTGTAGTGAGTCAATCATTTTAATTAGGTTAAATCGTTTTAGTTTCATTCTTCAACTTCTTCATGTCTTCTTTTTCGTAACCGAGTTCTTCACCGATGGTCAGGATAGCTTCTGCTGTCAGTAATGGAATTATATCAGATGCGTGTCGTTCATCATACTCATAATATTTCATTAAAGTTTTCAATGTAAAATTATTGGTACTCGTTTTAGTTTTCTTCTGGTAATAGAATCTGGTGTCTCGACCAAACCCATTCGAATAACATAACAATCTATAAAGTAGTTTTGGGTGATCACCTAATGAAAACATATAAGGATTGGCAAACTCATTAGTCAGCACCAATCTGTTCTCAAGATTATTGTCTGCACCCTTAACCCACATCTGTAAGACGTAAGGGGATACCGACTTAAGTTCTACTTCTGACAGGTTATCTAATGCATCCATCTTATTAGATGCCATGTCACTCAACAGTTTAAATATGTCTACTTTATAATTCATATTTGAACTTGTATGCTTCTTTCACAGTATCAGAAGGATTGATTATCATATGATAAATATCTTTGTCTTTTAGTATTTCCCTGATAATTTCTTCATCGGTGATGTCACCCATATTCAGTTTGATGGCTAACAATATCCTACGATCTATTTCCAGACGCATTTGGGTAGACAGTTCGTTTTCTAATGTATTCCCAACAGGTTTGATAGTAGTCGTGTATGTACCCGCGTTGTTGATGATTGCCATAATTTATTCTGCTAATTTAGTAAGTCTTATATCCCCAACGTGTAAAGCGTTAGTGGGGAAAATTATATCACCGTCAATCGTATTCTTCAACGTGTACTTTGCTGTGGCATTCACTTCATCTGCAATGATGTTCTGAACTTCAGATAAACTAGCTGCTTCTTCGTAACCGATATATGCAACACTCATGAATGTTATATGCACTTTGATCAAAAATCCCAACCTTCAATTGATTCACTTCTGTCATATGATGTAACAGTTGTCTCAAAAAAGTTTTCACGCTTAACCTGTTCCAGATGTTTGTATGGGTTTTTTACTACTTCTGGATATAACGGGTCAATACCGATACGACCCAATCTGTCATTCGCCAGAAACTTAACATATTGTTCTGATGATTTTTGATTGATGCCAAGGATCTTGTCACCGTATACATGATTAGCCCATTCAATTTCTTGTTGGACTGCAACATCAAACATATACCGGATCATATCATGATCTTCCTCAGTGAATAACTCTTTGATGATGTTGGTGAAGATACCAATATGAGTCATTTCATCTGTGCGAATGTAATCAATAATCTTTGATGATTGTACTAACTTATTACGTGATGCCAGTTGATCAAAGAACATAAACCCCTGATAAAAATAGATAGACTCCAATAATAGATTCATAATAATGATCTTCTTGAAGTTGTCTAACGTTGGTTCATCTTTAAACTCCTGACCGATATCAGCAACATACTTAATGCGCTTCAGTAACTCAGGATTTTCACGCCATTTGTTATAGATACTTTCTCTGGTCATCAATGGATAGAGCGCATCTAACATATACTGATAACTTTGTGAGTGTATAACTTCCTGATACTGCTGGATGATAATTAAGTTAGCGACATTAGGTGCAGTGATATACTCGTGGATGTTACCAAGATTGTTACACTGAAAACTATCCAAAAAAATAAGGAACGATAATGTATTTTTTGTTGCTTCATCTTCTGCATCCGTAAGTTCGTTAATGGTTGTTTTATCATCTGCCATAGATACCTTTTCTGGAATCCAAAAGTTTGAGGTCATGATACGATAGAGTGAATTACTCCATTTGTATTTGTTCTCATTCAGATTACTGATGCCAGTAGGTGATCCATTAATCAGTTGTTGTTGTTCTGGTGAGTCATCACCACGTTCGTCAAAAAGTGTTATTGTTTTTAAGTCTGTCATTATTATTTTCTCCTATCCACTACATCCAGCACATACTGCTTCACCACCAGTAATCACATCAATGTTCTCGCCTTTCTTAATTGACCTGATGTAATACACCGCTTTTGTTTTTTCTTTCCATGCTGTCACAATCAAATCAAACAGATCCTTTGCTTCAAATCCTTCTTGATTCAAATCAAAAAGATACTCGGCACTGATACCAGTGTCAACAAATTTTTGTAGACCGCCTACCATCTTGGCAAGTATCTTCTGATCTATTCTTGATTGAGTTCTTTCATATGCCATCGGAAATTCTTTCAGGTACATTCCATACACCGAGAATTTACCTGTCTTGTTATCTTCATTAAAGAATGCACTGTACACTGGCATGACACCAGCAGCAGCATCCATAAAAATAGAAGTACTTGTGTTGGGTGCAGGTGATGTCAATTGAGAATTACGGATACCATTTTTGTTCATATCCTTTTGTAATGCATCCCAGTTAAGATTTGATTTTGAATTCTTCTTGAACATATCAATCATTTCACCAGTGTCCCATTTAGAACCTTCAAACGCTGGATACTTGCCACGTATTTTTGCAAGTTCAATTGATTTTCTGACTGCACCATACTCAATGAGTTCAGCAACATGAGCAATTGCAGTGGTGTCTTCCCATTGGATACCATACTTTGCAAGGTAATCATGCAGACCCTGAATACCTACTCCAACCGTTCTATAACGTTCATTATGTGCTTTGCTTTCTTTGATTGGGGGATTAGTCAATGCAATACCATTATCAAGTATATGAGTTGCTAATTCAGCAAGGGATATCATTTCTTCGTCTGACTCCACACGCCCTGCAACGATGCTTAAGAGGTTACAGGTGTGAGCATACAAGTCTGCTATCAAGTTACTGAACGACTCTGTACAGAGGTTAGCACACGGTATGCTACCATCATGTGCATTAGGGTTCGTTGCATTGATATGGTCAATAAAAGTTAAGTATGGAAGACCAGTTTCAAATTGAGTCTTCATACTAATCTTAATTAAATCTCTGGCGTTATACGTCCCCACATTAGTAAGTGTACCTGCCTTAAATGCATTGACACATGTTTTGTAAGCGGCGTTAAATTCTTTGTTGTACTTACCATGAAGTTCAACATTCAACACAGACTTAACTTCGTGTGGGCAGAATGTGTACCATGTCCCACCATCGTCTTTAAGTGCTTCTTTCATGAATAGATCATGCAGACTTATCTGTGGGAAGATATCAAATGCTTTCTTGCGGAAGTCACCATTCTCACTTTGTATTTCAAGGAAGTCTTCAATGTCTCTGTGCCAGATAGGAAGATGTACTGTGAATGCCCCTGCACGTTTCCCACCTTGATCAACTGCAACTGCAATATCATTAAACACTTTAGTCCATGATGGTGTGCCTTTAGATGCATTTCGTACACCATTAACTGCTGCACCTTTGGCGCGAATCTTTGACATATCAATACCAAGACCCCCACCAAACTTAGAAATCATTGCAGCATTTTTCCAGTTATCTGCAATAGATTCCATAGAGTCGTTGACACCGATAATGAAACAACTAGAAATGTTTTTATTCGCACGAAGGTTTGATAACCAAGGCGTAGCAAGTGATAACTTGCGTAATGACAAAGCATCATATATTGATTTAGCGAACTCAAGTCGTTCTCCTTTGGGATCAACAGATGCAATAATCATGGCGTTAACCATGTGCATTTGTTGTATACACTCACCATCAGAAAGATATTTTTTGGTTGCGGTAAGTACTGAACCATATGAGTGATCCAGATCACGGTTCTGAACAATATGTTCACCCAGATCGATTAGTTCACGCTTAGTCCATTTCTTAATGGCAGTATGTTTATACGTGCCTTTGCTTAATTGTTCTTGTATGTAGTACTGGAAAGTTTTTTCAAAGATTTGAGTGTTCTTCCATCGAAGCATAGTCTCAAGTCTTCCTGCAACGATAGACCATTCAGGTTCTTCTGGGACACATAATATTCTGGCATGGTATATCAGATTCTTTTGAATGTCATTCGTTGAGATATCTTCTTTTATGAATTCATCGAACTTTGATTCGAGTACTAATGGGTTTACGTCTAACCCTTCTGTGCCCCAACCAATCACATTCTTAATTTTTTCTACATCGAAATTTTCTTTTCTGCCGTCACGTTTCTCTACAAAACCTGTCATTGTCGTTCCTTATTATTATTATTATTTTTGTACTGGTCAACATATTTATAACTTGTCGAATTCCAGCATTTGTTCACCAAGTTCTGTCAAGGTAAAATCTATCCTTGTTCCATCCACTCTTTCTGTTATATCTGTTATTTTTATCCAACCACTAGTATCAAACATTTGCATCCATATTGCAATATATGATCCGAGATATAATGAATATGGGTTCCCTTCTGGTTTTATTTTATGCAGATCGCATATTCTGGCGAATGTTTTTACTTCGCTGAAGCTGACATTTTTTTGTCTCATTAGTCAATCTTCATGAACTCAGGGATATTATCAATTGAAACTTTGCCAAGTCCGATGTCGTGTTCTACAATCCATCGTGTGCCATCTTTATTAGGGTGGAACGTGATATCATCACTGTTGTATTCATGCCCTACATGCACGTGTACGTCCTCCTGAACGTGCTTAAAGATGTCAGTTAACTTATCAGGATGATCCATACTTTCATAGATAACCCCATTCAGGTCACGCTTAGACATCTTCTGTCCGGTGGCAACGCCTGATGTGACCCCAGCATGAACAAAATAGTGCAGACCATTAGATTTTTCAACCATCAGGTAAGGATGTGAAGTTTCATAATAGTTGACGAATCTCAAACAGTAATGATCCATATCATCAGGATTCAATGAATAGAATTCAGCAATCGTTTTGTCTAAACCATGTGCAACACTCATTCCATATTTGGCATCATGACCTTCCGTCCAATAAAATGTATTATACTTATAGTCTGCTTCATCAGCATTCCACTTTTTCAACCAGCGATAGAACTTATTGTCGTGGTTACTGATGACGTTATCCATCTTGCCATCGGCAATCAAATCAAAAACTAGATTGAAAGTTTTGTATGATGATTCACCCCTGTCAACGATGTCACCCAGACTAATGAATTTTACATTGTCATCATCTTTATACATTTCAACATATCGTTCAAGCACACGATACTCCCCATGCAGATCTGGAATCACCACATAAGAATATTGTGAGTCGAGCGTATGTGCATCAGAATATTTTTCGTAATTGATATAAACACCGTCATCAGCGTTTAAATTGTACACAGTGTATTCATCAGGAATCGTTTGGTTACTGATACGCTCAACCTGTCGTTTGTAAATGTTCTTGTACTTCCAACGATGTGCCAGACGTTCTTCTGTGAACTCAGATGAAAGTAATTCAGGGAACACAATGGCAACCAACGGTCTGTTATATTTCTTGGCAATAACCCTTGTCTGATCCAGAACATTCTGATTACCAGTAGAATCCAATACAGTAAGGATACCGGCCTTTGCCCTTGCTTCAATTGTTGCATAGAAAATTTCAAATGTGGCAGAGTTGTAATCTTGATTTTCAAAATCACCAGACAACTGTTCACGAATGAAATCACTTTCAACAACATGGTGTTTTGCAAAATGGTGTTTTGCAAACGTAGACTTACCTGTTGCCATTGCCCCAATGAATACAATCAATGCATCTTGTTCAATTTTAATTTTCATTCAATTCACCTAAATATTTTAACCGTTTAGCTTCTAACTTATCACTGTCAACTTCTGAACATGCACTGTCATAAGTTATGTCGATGTCTGTTTTATCAAAGAACACCATAGGTTTATCAAAATCATATGTCACGATACACTGGAATTTTTTATGTTCTGTTGTTGTCCTGACACCGTTCTCTGTTACCTTTGATATTTCCTCATGCCAACCTTTTTCTCTGGCATAAACCGAAACATCATATTTACCGAAGTATTCAATACATAAGTACATTGACAAAAATGCAATGGCGGCAGCAATCATTGTACCAATTGGAATTATCTCACCCAGTATACCAGATGATGTGTTACTGGCATCAGCAAATAACACCGCAGCAATGATCAAGAAAACTATAAACAAAAATATCAGTATTATGTCCACATCAGTACCTATAATTTATGAATGAAATCATGTAACGCTTTTGCTTCTTCGCTTATGTCATGAATATATATATGAGCATCAACAAATCGTCTTACTAAATTTAGCTCTTGTTCTTTTGGTACAACAATATCAGAGTAAGAATAATGGGTAAGCATCGCCATACCAGATCTATCAGAACTTATCACCGCATCACATACCGCATCATTCCAACATCTTAGAATATCCGTAATCTTGAACAATGAAATAAAATCATCATGGTATTCCTGTAATAGTACATCAATTGCGTCATCATGTAAAAATCTTGTTATGTATTTCACTGAACTAATATTATACTTTACAATACGAACATCATATTTGGTTGGTATGGAATTCATGTATTCACACATGTATTCACGTGAGACAAACACCGCAACCATTGGCGAAAAAGAAATCTTTAAGTAGCTAATCATAGTTCAATGTTACGCTCACATAACATATGCATCAACACGAAATAATTAGACCATGCACCACGCTGTGCTAATTTCCCTAATTCCTTTTCAACACTTCGTAAGAAATTCTTTTTATCTATTTCATTGGCATCACTAGTATTCATTCATCTTGCTCCCCTATAAACATTTCAAAATGTTTTTTGGCAAATGCTTTGTAGTCATTTACTTTACCAGTATACATGTTCATGTACAACCCCATAAGACCATCATCCAAGTCTCTTGCCTTAATCGCATAATCTTTGCGGGTAAGATGCTTATTGGTTTCATGATACAACTCAACCGTTGCAATCATATGGTTGAATATAGGATTTACCAGTGCAATCATATCATTGATGATCTTGACTGCAACCTTATCTTCTTCGAACATTACAATGATGTCATCAATTTCTTCACCGATAATTGCCCTGAACAATCTCTTGGGGGAATTGATTGAGTCCTTTGCTCTGTGTCGTGCCAAATACCAATCAGTCTTAATCTTAATCATCTGATCATCATCAAGTCGCAGGACATAACCTTCTATACCATTTATCTGAGGAATCTGATCAACATATCGTCCAATGTCTACTATGCCACTGATACAATCCACCACAGCATACTTTTGTATCACCGATGGATAAAGATCATGAGGCATGTACTCCCCAGTGAAGTTGTTCCTGACGTTCAGCACAACAAGACCATCATCTTCATATCCTAATACAATACGATTGTTCGGTGATGTCCATTCAAAATTAACTGTCCAACCCTGCAACCCTAATATATAAGACTCACCACGTAACCTCTTATGATCTTCTTCTGCTAACCATTTCATAGCAGCAACTGCCTGATCAGAATCCAGACTACCTTTGGTCTTGAGTCTTACATCATTCATATGTAAATAAGTTGAGATTAAGCTACCATCTTCCTTAACCATACAATGAGTTATTTTTGAAAAATCCACATTCTCGGTGAATGGGTTTTCTTTGTAATTGAAAAACTTAGTCATTGGTCGTGACGCAATATCAACGACATACCCATCACCATGAACTTCAAACATGATACCCCTACATTCAAGCGCAGAAGGTAACAAGAAATCTGAATAAGAACATAGTCGATAATTGAAGATACGAAAAATCGTACCCATCAGTACGACATCTTTAAAGAAAAATGATTCTGAACTTTCAACCAGTGCCATTAAGTCTGCGTAAATTTCAGTAAAATGTTTACTCATTGATATCTCTCCAAAAAAGTATCAAACCTAAGTCTGGTACTTTTTTTATTGTCCATAACGGATTGCCACCAGCAGATTTTTCAACATCATAATTTTTTTCAACATAACGCCATAGTGCTTGTTGGGTATATTTTTTATGCTGGTCTAATCGCTTATACCCTTTAGACTTAAATAATTGACACCATGTACCGTCCAACTTATGAGCAGCAAAAAATCTACGAGTATACTTGTCCAGTATCTTATCGTTCTTCAATCTTATACATTTCATCACTTGTGCCCTTCTGTGTTTTTGATGCGGGTATGTTTACAAAACAATTTTTGTGTAAGTGCAGCACATGTTTGTGCTGTAGAATTACTATTCTTTAAACAACCTTCAAATGATTCTTTTATCAATTGCTTATTAGCGGCATCACCACAATCAATATTTGTGTGATAATTAGCTGCGTCACATGCAGTCAAGAGTAGTAATGATAATGCCAGTAGTATAGTTTTCATTTTATAACATCCAGAATTCATGTAAGTGTTCGTTATCAATAATGTGATTCTTTAAATCGGCTTGCCATTTTTTAAAATTATCATGGGCAAGTTCATTCCCACCAAACCCAAAAAAGAAATCATCAGCTTTGTATTTTTCTTTACCTGCTAAAACAGAAGCAATGTAAGGATAGTATCTTTGACGATTTTCTTCTTGGGTTTCAGTAACAATATTTTTTATACCATTGTATAGATATGGATAGGATTTTATCACACCAAACAAAGACATGACTCGCCTTAGACCATTATGAATATTATCATCTTTCATGATAGCTTCATAAGTTTCGATGGTGATTTCTTGTGGGGGATTTTGTATAATACCCATTACAGTATCCACCATGCTAACATATGTTCATTTTTTTGAATGTGTTTGATGATACCATCAAAGGTATTAACACCATCATACCCAATAGTTTTTTTCAAAAAGGTACGTATTGATCTAGACCCTTTAGGTCTTGATTTATCGTTAATAATATACACGTACAATGTAGGCCAACGTAATTCTATATGGTCAAAGATGTGCCAAATGTAATCGGCATCATCCATAATTTTATCTGCTTCACTCACGGCACACCCCCAAGTTAAAAAATGGAACGTCCTTGTTCCCCTTAACGTACTCTTTTATGCAGCTTCTTTCTCAGTCATGAATAACACTTCACCGTTATCCAACTTAAGATCCTGATTACCAGAAGATGTCACGATGACAATACATTGAACGTCCTCTACTTCATCATCAAGTGCTGCTTCTGGGATATACCCATCAGTAATGATAATGCATACAGCAGGTTCTTCTTCCTTCTCGTTAGCATATTCAAGCATCGGTGACATTTCAGTACCACCACCACCAACCAAGTCAGTATTAATAGAACCAAATTCATCACCTTCTTCTGAACTGTACTCACCAATCAGGTGAGCATTAGTATCACATGAGATAAGATCAACGTTCCAGTTATCAAATTCTTCACAGATGCTGTGTAACTCAGTTAACGCTTCTGCTAAGTCTGTGTTAGACATTGAACCTGATGTGTCCACACCAAATACCAATTCAATGTTATCGCCTGTCATAGTAGGGAAGATGATACGTGAATGGTAAGACTTACGCGAAGGACGGTTATATGTATAACGGTTCTTTGAAGTCTGTGTGATGAATTCACGTAACACAGTCTGCCAAGGAATCTTACTGTCAAGCAAGTCTTCGAACTGGCGAATCAAATCAGCATAACCTTCGCCCATGTTCTTCATTTTTTCCATGTCGTTCTGACCCATAGCAGATGCAATCTTCTGACGATTCTCAGTACGTTGAGCATCAGTCATTGATTCGCGGCTTAATGCATCATAAGGACATTGACCATCTTTGTTTGGTTCACCGGCACTACCAAATTTACTTGCTGCCTTTTTAGCATCATTATCATTTTCTTTAAGTAAGATATGATAGATTTGATCGGCACTCATTTTTTTGTACTTTTCCTCATACAAACCAATCTTGGGCATAGCAATACGTGATTCTTTTAACTCTGTTAAATATGAGTTAATACAGAAGTCAGTACAAACATTCCACAACTCATGGTTGTAATTATGGTCTGTCTGTCTGCCGATATGTTCAAGGAAGATATGAAGCATTTCATGTGCAATAACAAACGCACGTTCTTTACGATTCATACCATTAAGGAATTCTTCATTCACATAAATTTTGTTTCCACCAACAGTAGTTGCTGCCATTGTCGGAAGATCTTTTGTGAAGTAATATTCAGTTGACATAATTAAGAAACTGAAGAATGGGAAGATTCTTACTAAGTCAATTTTAGAAGTGGTAAGGTTAGATTTACTTTTGGCAGAAAAGTTTTTAACTGTACTCGGCAATCTGCCGCGTAACTGTTCTGACATTTCATTTTTCGTTTCTTCTGACATGTTATTCTCCTAAGTTTTCAATTGAGAATTATACACTATCCACCAGAGTTGTCCAGTGGATAGTGTAATTAATTACGCCTCAACGTCACCTTGTTTGATGTAATCAGAAACTTTCTTGAAAGTAGTCATAGTATTCATAAGGATACTAGTGATTGCCTTATCAGACTGTTCATTCTTACGACCATCAAAAAGAGTCTTAACAGTTTTGTAAGTCATGATTAAGAAATCATCTTCAAGTTGAACCATGATTTTTTCAAGGTTCTTAACTTTCTTAACATCAGTTGCATTCTCAACAAGGTTAACAATCAAACTTGAAACCAATGCGAATACTACACCGTTGTCATGTTGTGGAACTTTATAGTCTAGTTCACCTGACATGATTTTCTGGAAGTCTGGTAATACACCATAGAACTTACGGAAAGACATGAATGAAGATGCAACTTTATCACCGACACAACCACCAATAACATGTGCTAATTCTTCGTCATTGTAACCAACCTCAAGAAGATTACCGACTTGTTCCCATGAACGTGGTGTAGCAAAAGATACATCATTACGTTTAGGGTCGAAGTTATAAAGCATTGATGCATCAAAGTTTAAGAAACCAATAACTTGTTTATTCAAACCAGTGTCAAATGCATAGACAGTGAAATCAGTTAAGTTAGATTTGATTTCAAGATGCATTGCATAACGATTAGCCAATGCAGGTGCAACACCTTTAGCACCTGTTTTATCTGATTTCATGTTACCAGCAGATACGATTGCCCAACCTTCAGCAAGTTCAACACCACGATGGATTTCACGATCAAGTACTATACGGTATGCTGAATGTTGTACTGGAACTGGTGCGTTACTCATTTCGTCCATAAACAAGATACCCTGTTCAGGGAACAGACCTGCTTTAACACGTTCTTTTGAAGGAAACCATTCTGGCACAGAAACTTTCATCGTTTCATGTTCATCATTTTCAGAACGTCCCACGTATGGAATACCAGCAACATCTGCTTGTTCCATTTGTGCCAGACGAACATCTTCAAAACCAATATTAAGTTCCTTGGTTACTTGTCTGATGATTGCTGATTTGCCGATACCCGGCGAACTATGCATATAGATAGGCATATGAACGCCATGTTCGAGTTCGTGTAGAACTGCTTTGATTACATACTGCTTTGCTGCACTAATTGTAGTAGTAGGCATTTTTGGTACTCCCAAAATTGTTAGAGTTAAGGTTAAGGATCATTCCCAATCCATAGGCATATAGTATTATAGATTGAGTATTCTGTCAACTCTATAAGTCATTGATTTCATTGGATTATGGAAATTGGTTAAAAAAGCATCAGAAGATTTCACGCTTTTGCATATAATCTTCTAATATTTCTAGGACATCTGTTATTGATTTGGTTACAGCAGGTGATCCTGTTGTAAGATTGATCTTGGTTACTAATGTATCTTGAAGCGCAATAAGTTCTTTGTCAGTCAGTGACTTCCAAATGTTAATGTAATCTGTTTGTAATAAATAATTCATAGTTAAAAAAGGAGGGATCATTTCTGATCCCTATCCCCCCTATCAAATCGTCTTACTCTTTGTTTTTATCTTTATTTTTCAAACGATTCAACAACGAACTTGCTGACGATTTTTTCTTTTCTGGCGAACCATCAGCTTCGTTACTGCTATCACCATCACTGCTATCATCTGCATCACCACTTGATGAATCATCAGAACGACTCGTAGAACGTCTTGACGCTTTGGTATCAACTTCAATTGCTTTGTCTAACCATTTGTCCATATCTTCAGTCGTAGTTACGTCTGGTGATTCTGCAAACAAATCAAACAACACAAGTTCACCACTGTCGAATGCTTCAAAAATTTCATCACTCAATGGTTCTTCTTTTCTTGCAAAGTAAGATTTATCATATGCTGGATAACCATTACTACCAATGGTACGTTTGATAATGAAATCAGTATCCATTATTTCATCGACTTGTTGTTCAATGACAGCTTCTTTTAAAATTTCATAAACAGCATACGGAAGGTTAATCAATTTGATTGGATTACCATCATCTGTTTCGTTAACTTCAATTGGTGAATCCATCACAATGCACTGGGCAAGATGTTTTGAATTACTTCTCCAACGTTTTGCTTCTTCTTTGTTGCCATCATTGTGATAACCCCAAGAATGTTGGCACACCGGACAATCTTCACCGCTAGAACTATAAGAACAATTGATGTTATCAAGCCCACGTAGTTTCAGACCACCACCATGAATTTCGTACTCTGACCAGTACTCACCTGTATCACCAGCATCAGGTAATAAACGAATAGTCATTTTGCCATTTTCTTTAAGGTCAAAGTAATTTAGGAAACGTTTGTCCCCACCACCTTTCTTGCTTTTCTTTTCTTCATCGTCCTTCAGTAATTTCTCACGAAGTTTTGCCGAACTTGCTCTATCTTTAAGACTCATAATATTTTTTCTCCTGTAATTATCTGTTATCTTATTTTTTTATTGTAGTCTTTTTATTAAGAAGACTTAAAAACTTATTGTACTTGAGGCATTACCATGAATATGAGTTCATTTACTTCGATGTAAAGGATACCCATATCACCAACTCCAAGTTCAACCGAGTCATTGTTTTTGATAGCATGACGAAGTAATCTCATTACGCTATCTGTTCGCCAATCGTAAGACCATTCACCACTACATTGATCAGCGATCACATCGGTAAATGAATCAGAACCATCATCAAACATTTCAATGACTGTTTCGTTATTTATGCCTGTTATAGAAAGTATGTTTGAGTTCATTGCCTGATTAGCTTTGATTAAGTTTGTGATGTATTCTTTTGTTAATGTTATAACATTATTAACAGCATCATCAATAGTACCAGACGGAACATTTATAGTTTGTGGATTGGCAAAGGTGAATGAAACTTTCTTTCTGCTTTCTTTGAATGTCACAGACTTGACATAATCTTCTACTTCAACCTGTGACACTTTTGTTTTACTCAAATCAAATAGATTCATTCTGCCGAGCATCACTGGTACACGTGTGATACCCATAGTGGTGTCAACTATGTTACTGTCAACTTCTGATACTAAAACGATGGACGGTCTTTCTTCATCACTGGTACTGTCAGCACCACGAATCACTACCCCGTCTTCTTTCTTTTCAATAATAATTTCTTTGATGCCAGCAACATTAATAGTTTCTAACACGCTATGTAAACGTTCGATGTTCATTGTGGTTTCCTCTTTTATAACTTCTTAAATTCTTCGTGTGCTTCTAACAGTTGAAGAATGTTATTATAACTTTTTCTATTACATGCATCAACATTATTGGTTTCATCTGTAGAATATATTAACTGCCTAAGACAACGTAAATCTTTTTTTACAATAGTTGAGTCTTGGTTGTTATATCTGTCCAACCAATCTTGTGCCTCATTGTATACATTTATAATAGTTGATGCATTTTCATCATTGAACTTACATCCTTCTATATATTCTGCTATGTCTCTCCATGAACTACCTGAATTCAATCTATCACATATGATGCAATCTTTTAAAACTTCATCATCAAGAAATTTACTAAAATCGTTTACGTATTCAATCACCATTTTATAATGAAAAAACTTATCGACATGAGAATCATATGGCATACTTATATACCACGATCCATCACGTCTGTGCCGTACACTAAAGTTATAACTCACCAGTAGTTAACTCATAAAACTTTTCCAGAAATTTCATTTCTGCGTCTTGGGGTGTCATACATTCAAGTTCGATGTCAGGTAACGGTGTTGTTATTATTTTGTTTATTGCCCAACCCTCACCTTTAGAATGCATCAACCGTTTTATCTCAATTCGTAATGCATTCATATCAGCAAGATGAACTTCTTCTGGGAAGGGTTCGGTTAACTCATATTTGGTGTAGATGGCATTCATCACTTTACATTCCATCATTTTATAATTTTGAAGGAATGGTTTGATTGGGCTTGCCACATCAGTCAGATATGCTTCACTTGCATCATGTAGTAACCCATACAACTTAAATTCATCTGGGCATAACTCAGTGACTAACAAGCAATGTTCTGCTATAGAATAAAACTCAGAACAATGTCCTGTATAACGGCATTGCATTGATAACGAATGTGCAATGTCAGTTATGTTAATTTGTTCAGAAATTGGGTTCAAAAAATCAAACTTGATGCCACTGTATGTTTCAATGTAATTATCTATTTTGTTGTCCATAATATACCTAATATTTTAGTAAAGATGAAGTTAATGCATTCTGTCTGGACTTCCGGTCATAACCGATAGGAGTCAAAAATATATTAACTTTCTTCAACACGGTGTTCCATTGTGATTTCCAATCAACTTCAAGTTGGTCTATGAAGTCGGGTAACACTTCTGCATCAACAGGAACAGCAATATACTTAAACGTTGGATGGTTAAGGTACACAATACGCACCTTGTCACCAGACATAATTTTAGTATCACTTGAACCACACAAAGAGTTATAATTCATAGACGCTCTTACGTGGTAGGGGAATCCTTTCATATTCTTGGCACTTTCGTACTTCACTTCATACTTCTTCAAACTCTTAACTGCTTTTGGATTTCCAATATCAAGGAAAGACATATCATGATATTCTTCTTCAAAGGTGTCAACAAATATTTTCACTTCTTCGTAACTTTTTTTATCCATTAACAATTCAACAAGATCCGTCAACATACTTTGTATAATTTTAGGTGTGTCTGATTTCTTAATGGCAACACCCATGATCTTCAGCTTATCAACTTCAACACCTTCCATGTCAACCAGATGCATCACATACATCTTCTTACCAAGGAAGTATGCTTTGTCTGCTACTGCTTCTCTGTCTGTTTGTATCACACGTGAACGATTCCAATCAGAGTTAAACACGTCCTTCATGAATTGGGGGAATGCATCATTTGCTTCCTTACCAATCATATCAGCAAACTCAATAACTTCTTTCTTGTCTGCATCTTTATCAAACTTACACGATAGATCTATGTAAGCTGAATCGGTATCACCTGCTATGATGTGTTTAGGGTGGTATTTGATATACTCATTGATAACCCCCGTAAACACAAATGTATTAAAATTCTTACTCATTCTTATCCACTATTAATTGTATTTCTTCTGCTAACGTATCAGCATGATTCACTAAGTCTATCATATCAGAATTACTTTCAGTCAGATCAAGATTTCGATGCATCTTAATAAACACTCTGCGTAAATTTTTGATATGAGCACTTATCGTAATTTTACTCAATCTATAATTCCTTATAACTATCAATCATAGTTATTATGTCATGACCTGCTTCGGTCAACTCATACAGTCCATCATTGAATACCACTAACCCATCTTCCATCAGTACCATCATGTATTCCAGATCAGATGATGCCAACATAAAATCACCAAAATATAATTTAGAATGTGGTTGTGTCATTGCTTTATGACATTTGTACAACCACACATGTGAGTTGTTAAAAATCATGCTGCTTCCACTATCTGATCTGCTTTCCACATCTGGAACTTTTCAATCTGTTGTCCTGTGTGAGTTACACTTGATGCTAATGATATTGAATAGAACCTACTGTATTGATTACTGATTGCTCCGTACAGACTGTTCAGGTAAAGTTTCCTGATGTTCTGCATCATATCATAGTAATCACCTTCAGCTTTGTTACCTGCCTTATAGAACTTTTTAGATTTAGCTTTAAGTGCTTTACGTTCATCAAACCATAATCCGAGTACTTCAGGTATGATACCCAGTTCTTGATTGAAAATACTTCCGTATGCAGATATTGTATAATTCATATCTCGTAACATTTCGAATACTTCAAATCCTTTCATGGTGATCACTTCACCAGTTGATACGAATACCAAATCTATATCATCAGTACTTTGTTCAACCACCTTAACAAAATCATGTTCATTACCATCACACTGAAACATATGTGTCTCTGGTGAAATGTTAATTGCTCTGATGACTGATGGGTACAATGCAGTTAAATCAATGCTGCTACACCACCCGTATGCTGATGCTGTTGTATCAAGTACATAACCACCTTCAAATTCTTCTTTGGTGTTGTCACCCTTATCAGGCATTATCAATTTATCTTCTCTGTCGAAATGACAGTAGTTGATAATGGTGTGTTCCAGATTCTTAATTGAACCAAACACATCAGTAAATTTGGTTGTTGCACGTGCCGTTACAGTCACACACAATTCCATAAAATGCAACTTGTCATCTAACATCTTAAGCAGACGTGAATCATGCAAACTGTATTCAAAGAATGTCTTAGGATCTGAACGATAGAGATCACCTAAGTCACCTCTGTATGCAAGTTTCTTAGATTTCAATTCATATTCTGCTATGGCATCCAATGCATACGATTCTCTTTCACCAAATGTAAACTTCTTATAGAGTTGCATGTAATCAACATGGGAACGTCCCACAAGAGTGTAGTGTACATATTTGTTACCGAAGTCATCCAGCTTCTCATAAAATCTGACAGAGTGACCATTACGACACATCTTTCTCAGACCTTCTGTCTCACCATAAATTTTGATACACCTTTCATAGATGTAACCAACATCGTACTTGTCACCGTTCCATGCTGAAAGTATATCTATGTCCTTTATCAACTTCAGGAATGTGTCTATGACCTGACGTTCGGTTACACAGTGATGTACGGTTAAGTTCTCACCTTCTTCACAATCAATTTCAACTGAGTCATGAAGTACAACCATATGAAATTCATCTTTGTATCTGTCGTAAAGTGATACTGAATTGATTTCACCATAAGGATTCTCAGGTGTTGGATATCCGATACCATCAGATAAATCATAATCAACTTCAATATCGTACAACCCAACGTTAACAGTAAGGTCATCGTCCTGATAGAAATTGTTAGATAGGTATTTGTAAACGGGACTGATATCAGATTCAAATATATTCTTATGTGACTTTGTGTAGTTATTAAATTTCAACCTGTTGTCAAATTCTTGTTTGGATAAACTGTCACCAAATAGTGACGTATGTGTACAGTTGTTCTCATTACGTCTGTAGCAATAATACGGTGCATTTTCTTCGATGTAATGTAACTCATTACTACCGTCACGATACCAACACCGGATCATGTTATTACGTTCTATTGCATCTATATAAATCTTAATTCTCCTTTTGATTATAATTATAGGCATACCATAGTGATATGCCTATAATCTTGGTCATTGACTCATATATGAGTCATAACACGGCGTTATGCACCGTATATGAGTCAGTTCTTAAACTATGCTTCTGGGTTGTGTGAGTATATCCCAAGTTCTTCTGCAAGATCCAGTAACTCAGTAACATCAGCATTAACTTTATCAGCATTGTTCTTGTATGCCAGTTTAGATAACTTCTTAAAAGTTACAGGCATCATTTCAAGTTGTGCTTTTACGTTTTCGCAAATGGTTTTTTGAAGGTCGTGTTCTGCTTGCACACGGTAATGGGAGTTAACCATTTCCTGTACGTTTTCTTTTAACTTTTGTGTTTTCTCCGTTGGAGACATTGTTTCGCTTGACATGGTACTATTTCCTTTTTGTTGTTGTTATTTTGTTAACATTTTAGATGCATACATGTTGTTGATTGAATTCGTCATTCCTGCCCAATGCCATTCATCATTAACATACTGATCATATTCACCAGAATTCAATTCAATTTCAGTTTCAGTAGCAAGTTCAAGCATACCGATAATTCTGTCATAATCTTTGATGTTGTGTTGTGGCACTGACATATCAAGATTGGTAATGTACTTTTCACCACATGATGCTTTACGTAATGCATCTTCAAGTTTTTCACGCACTTCTGCATGATAACCAAGGATTGCTTCGTTATAAAGTTCTTCGTGTTTAGTTTTGTTTTCTTTTAATATTTTGATAAGTTCATTCTTATCCACATTGATACTATGCATTTCGTTTCCCCTTTGTGTTTGGTTGCAGGGGGTGGATTTGAACCACCGACCTTCGGGTTATGAACCCGACAAGCTACCTGACTGCTCCACCCTGCTATTGTTTACCTACGCTTAACACGTTTCAACTTACGTCTTTGGCGTAACCTTGTTGAACGTTTGAAGTTCCTGCGTCTTGCTGATTTGCCTTTTCTGGCAGCTTTGCGACCTGCACGTTTTCTTCGTATCCGTTCTTTAGAACCTTGTTTCTTACATCTTGTTCCAGACAATGTGTAACCATGAGGGCATTTCCGCTTACGTACTACCTTACCCTTACGTACTCGCCTGACTCGTCTTGCTGTAACTTCAACGATAAGGTCAAGTTCTACCTGCTCTGATTCCAATATGTCTGTGAAACTCATGTAATAAATTCTCCGTGTTAGAAGTATTTATCGCATTTGTCTTGCTAATGCTTCGAGTTCGATCATCTTGTCATTCAGATAATGTGCTGCGAAGAATTTGAATCCATAATCTTCTATATTCTTGATTAAATGGATACCATCAGTCTCCAATTTCTTATCATTGTCAGATTGATGGTTGTGATTGTATCGGTGTTTTCTCAGTATTGAGTATTTAAGTCTGTTGAATTTTACTTCAATCCAATGGAGTTCAGTTGGATCGTACTTCTTCTTATGCTGAAAAGACATATCGACTTTCCCCTTTTTTTATTATTATTATTAAAAAACCCCTCCCTCTATGGGGAGGGGGTACGCCTATACTACTTCGGTGTTACTTTACTACTTTGTACCCATCTTCATATCTAACGACAAATCTTTTGCAGCTTTGATACTTAAAAGGTCAATCATATCTTGAGCACCATTCTGACCTGATGATCCTTTAGCACCACCCATTTGGATTCGTGATACCCAATCGCCTTTGTAATCAGCTATAGCATCTGCGTACTTCGCATTAACTTGAACATATGCTGCAAGTTTTTGCTTTAACGCGCCATCAGCTTGGAAGATTAAACGTTTCTTTTCAGCAAGACCCTGACCACGTGCAATATCACGTTTCTTGATTTCAAACGCTGCAAGTTTCTTTTCTACTGCTTCAAGTTTAACTTGTTTGGCAACACTAACCTTTTGCTTTGCAGCAATGACTGCCACTTCCGCTTTACGTTGAGCAATAACCACTTGTTTAATCTTGACAACTTCTTCTTTGTACTGGGCTTTCTTCACATCAGCCTTACCTTGTTCTTCTGCGGTAATAGCATCTTGTTTAGCACGTAATGCGTTTGCTTTAGATGTGATAACTGCCATCGTTGCTTCACGCTTCAATGAAATCTGCTTCAATGTTTTCTTTTCAAATGTCCAGTTAGTAATCTGTGCAGTTGAAATAGCCACACCGTAATCATCAAGTGGGTTCTTAGCATGAAGTGGCATACCCTTAACCACTTTGATTTTAGGCACATTCTTAGTCACTTTCTTACCAGTAGCAATGTCGATATCAGTTACTTTTTCCAGTACCGTTATGAAACGACCATTAGAAATTTGCGACTGAACCCATTCAATATACGTTGAACGTTTTTCTGCATATGCTGCTTCAGAAGTCATAAGACCAGCAGTAAGATTATGAGACTGTTTTACTAAAGGACGAATCAGACGATTTGCAAATCCAGCATTAGAACGGAATTCACGATGTAACGCCAGTTGTTGTTTAGGATCTAACGGTAAACGGAAACGATCTTTACCGAATACAGTACCAGTACCACCATCTTGATAACGAACTTTAACACCATTATCTGCGATTGTACCTTCTGCTTCACCACCGTCATAATCATATGTGATTACATCGTTGTACGTGGTAGTTTTGCCAAACCATTTCATATACCAACCCGCATCAAACTTAACACGCATTGTACCATTTGGATATTGGATAACGGTACGATAACCTGCATCATTAATACCAAAACCACCCATGATAACAATAACCACACCAATAATTAATGCACCTAATGTACCTGTTGTTTTATTTAACATCTTTTACTTTCTCCTGTTTAGATTTAAGTTCTTTCTTACGTTCTTCTAACGCAAGCCCACGATCAACAATCTGTTCTTCAATATCAAAAACAGCCTCGTCTTCTGCGACCTTACTTAATTCATCTTGCTTATCTTTAACACGTTTGGACTTTATCACACCCATCACCAAAAAAGCAAACATTAATATCGTTAATATTGCGGCTATTACCTGTATCATAACTTTCTCCTATAGTTGTTTATATGCATTGTACCCAACACATGCTTCTTTGTGTTGACGTGCAATGGTATTAGCATATGTTTTGTTTATGCTACGTAGCTTCAAAACAAAATCATCTAAATCTTCAAGTTCATCATCGTTAAACTGTTTTATACTGTTGCCAATCTTCTGCTTCAATGATGTGTTGATTCGAGTTTTTTTACATTTACTTGAAAGTGTGTCGATTAGCAGTTCTATGTTAGATTTGTTAACAAACTTCTTACAAAACCTAACATTGTAATTGATACCGGAATTTATCACATCAATAAGATATGGTATCTTTTCTTTAAGTTCAAGCGTCACAGTAAAACTATCATGTAGTTTATTGGGTCTTCGTGCTGGTTTAACAGGTGAGGCAGCAGTGTACCCAACCCATGTTGTGTAGTTACTAGCACCAGTGAAATTACCATAAAACATGTTATACACATAACCACTGAGATATACACCTTTGATGCTGGTACTTCCAATCAATTTTGAATTGAGTATTGGTGTACCACACAATTCAATCATGTTATCAAGGTACTCTCTTTTCGAGATATATTTATGCTCATACATGTAACTTTGAAGATACACTTTGTATGTGTCATTGAACATATGGTATAACTCGTCATTTATAAATTGCGGCAGAGCGTTTCTGGTAATGACTTCTATCAAGGCATCTGCGTTAAAGGTGTCTTTACCAATTCTGATAAATCTCTGTAACTGATTTGTGACAAGATATGTATAAAATCTATTGGTACTGAAGGACATCATTATGCGCTTATAGTATTTTACTATAACTTGCTCTCTGGAATAATTTTCGCCGTACATTAATGCATCAATGAATTCTTTTACTTCCATATTCAGTACTTCCTCAGATTTAGTTGGGGTAATTTCAACATATGTGTATGCATCGGGGGTACGGTGTTCCTGCATATAGTCGTGCCAAAATTCATAATCATTATTACTCAAAGTCTTTACCCTTGTGTTTTGATTTACGTTTGTACTTTGTTTTGTCCGTGAAAGTTGCACACCTATTAAACAAGTGTGCAACTTTAGCAACAAGATTGTTAATAGTGATTTTCTTCTTGGGTTTCTTCTTTTTCCGCTTGCTCATAAAATGTACCCCGTACATTCTGCCGTAATTCATCTAATGTAAGGACTGTATCAAACAAGAAATGTCTGACCACTTCTTCAAGTTTAACATTGTCTTCAATGCCATCTTGAATCTTGACATAAGTGCCATCCTTATACCCCTGATCTTGTCTGATAAAATTCAATTCAGATTTGGCAGTATATATGGCTGAGACTTCTTCTGCAAGTAATCCCAGAGAATTAAACAAGTCATCAATGGCAACAGGGTTATTGTTGGTTAATACCGCACAAGCCTTATTGATAAACACATTACGGTCAATCATACCGTCATTAATCATGTAGTTATTGGTTGTGTTGTACATACCCAGTATCAAATCTTCTGATGGTTTAGCGGTATTTTGCATAATATAGATTGATAATGCGAAGTGTAAAATGTCGATTGCTTCAACCTTCAAGTTCCAGTAGTCCACTTCTACCTTTTTGTTAGACCACCATTTCCAGTGTGATGAATTCAATAGCTCACTCAATTCATCAAACATTGCAGTTTTGAAATCATTTGCATTAAGGGTTTTTCGCCAATTAGTAACAGTGTGTTCGTTAAGTTGATCTTGGATGTCCACCATTTCTTTTAATGTAAGGTATCTTTTAGTCATACTATTCTCCGTATATTTCAAGACGTTCGATTTCTGCTTCGATGTAATACTTAATCTTCTTGGCATCACGTAGCTTTTCGGAATGTGCAACTTCTCCATAACGATATACTGCTCTGAAGATTTCACCCATTTGTGCATTCATATTTTTATATGAAATCAGATGCTGAAGTTCAGATACACCTTCGGGTAGTTCATAATACTTTGCGGTACTGCCATCACTCTTAGATTTATTCTTGTCCACTTTCTTTATCCTTTTTAATTTTGATAGTCTTGAATGGTTTAGTGAGGTATCGTCTGAATGGTTTGTGTTCCAATGCCACCATCATACCAAAAAACGAAAACATACACGCAGTGATATAACCCCCTGCTGACCCTACGATTAGTATAAGTATCGTAACCCAACTTATTCTAACTTCCGAGTTTGTTTCTGTTATGGCAATCAATGCTAACAACCCACAACTAAACACAAACCCAGTTACCAACCACAAAAATACGTACATCATTCTTATCCTTTATAATTTATCATTACAATGATTTAACTCAACTTCAAGACTTGGAGTTACCACATCACCTTCTGTAATTTCAAGTGATGATTTCATGAAGGTATAATCAAAAACTTCATCATCAACTTTTATGTCAATGGCAACAGTACGTTGATCACCTGCTAAATTAGGTGGTTTTTTGGTCATACGTCTGCACCCACCCTTATCCATAACAATGTAAATAGTTTCTTCCACTATGATAACTTCCTGTCCCAACGACCATCAGATTTCTTCACAAGAGGAAGTAACTTCGCCTGACCATTGAGAATGATGCCACACCCAATGATAGGCCGGTCAGTTGTGTTCTTGTTGTACGAGAATGCTAATGCATCATCGTCTATAAGACATCCTACTGCCATACCAAAGTACAATCCTTTAGTGTTAGACCAATGGTCTACTTTAAATTTAGAATGGTAATGACCTTGTACTGCACTCATACCAGCACGTTGACTCAGTACTAATGCATCAGAAACTTTACCATGATGAAAGTATACGCTCATTCCATCAGACATTTCAAGTGTAAGATCAAAATGCCAACGCCATCCATCACCAACACCTAATAATTTGTTGTAGGATACCAATGCTTCTCTGGGGATGCCATTACTTTTAGCTTTGCGATAGAACAATGAACCGTGATTACTGTCAACCAGATCCACATTAGGAAATATTTTTTCAACTTCTTTGATGACTTCTCTGGCGCGTTTCAATTCATAACCGGCACTGTACACATCAGGATCACTATCATGATAACTCATAGCATGGTTATCAAGTTCATCACCGATACATATGATCCGGTCTGGATTGTATTTTTTCTTGACTGCTTTGAAGTAGGCAAGCATATCCTGATGATGATATGGAATGTGCATATCGGATATTACAAAGATGCTGCTGTTCTTTTCGTTTCGTTTTTTTGGTACACGATACTCAGGAACGGTTGCTAAGATTTTAGCAGTTTCATCTTTCTTATATGACGTGGATCTGTTTGCAAGTTTCACACCTGCTTCACGTAACCTTGTAGCTTGTTTTCCAACAGTACGACCATGTATACCTAATTTAGCCGCAACTTTTGCAATCGTAGGATATTTTACAATATCATTGTAGATCTTTTCAAATTTAACTTCGTCCATAGTAACCCCTTTTATTATTATTATGGTCTAACTTTTTTTATTACATTAGTAGTAATTATAGTCTCTTGATTGATTAGTCATTACAACCAATGGATTAGGTGTATCTTGTGTCAAATGATATTCACTTTCATAAAATTCATAATCAAGTGATAACAATCTTATAACTAAATATTTAGTTTCAGATTTATCTACCATTAACAACTCTGTACTAGACCCATTATCAATTATACCATCACAATAAATCTCTTGTGATACTTTGTCCATCACAAACAAATGTGATTTAGGCATAACGTTTTTTATGTAAATGACATTAGGATCTTTCATTTTATTTTTATAGTGCTTCTAAATCAAACTCCAATATGCTCATATCTTCTGCTTCAGCCAATTCTAATTCTTGTTGTGACTGATCACCACCACCAACTTTTAAAAACACATCAATGGTGTCTATAAAAACTTGACTTTCATCACCGAAGTTTTCACCTTCGTATATGATTTCGTCTACGTTGTATAATTCATATTCGTCTGCTTCTTCTGGTGCAATACCCATTGTATCGTAACCACGATCATCAGCAATTTCATATGCAATTTTTGGTATACCTAAATTGGTAAGACCAGAAACAACAGTGATCTTTTCGTAATCACCATTCTCAACGTATTCATCTTCAATGTCATCGAATGCTTCTTCAATGATTTCTCGTGCTTCAGCTTCATCGAACTTCTGGCCTGAGTAACCAACAACCCCAATGTACAATATGTCTTCTTCGTTCATAAATAGTCTCCTATAACTACGACTATTTATGAACCTTAATTTATATCCCTATGGTTATCTTATCTTTGGATCTGGTGATAGCTGTATACCTGAATTTACCCCTGTCAACAAAGTATGAAACGTCTTCATCGACAAACATAAGGTTCTGGTATTCTGAACCCTGACTTTTCCATACTGTGACCGCATACCCAAAATCAAACTTATTAAGAGTCCGTTTCTCACTCTTTTCAAGGTACTCGTTGTACTCAAATATGTACTTTAAATACGCCTCACCATTGCCCCAGACATCATCATGTACCAACACAGAATGATAGAAATCATTGTTGTCCTTAATGACATACTTCGTCATTTCTTGTTTGATGTCCTTCACTTTGTATTCGTATGGGTATTGCTTATGTACCTTAAACATTTCACCATTGAAGATGCCTTGGTTCTTATCATTTTGTAAATTGATAATACGCTCACCATCCATAGGTAGTTGTCCATGATAGTCATACACTGACCGCATACGTTTGTTTAATGTGTTACGTACTTTGTTAGTGCCACACAAAATAATCTCATAATCCTTACCATGTTTCTCTAAGTGAGTTTTAAGTTGGTTGCGTTTGGTGAATCTGATGTGTTCTGATTCGAAACGTTTAGGGAGAGATCCATATTCAAGTATGTGCTGTGATAACATAATGATTGGATTCCCTTCAGCCAGACGATGTATTTCTTCAAGTCTGAAATTGCTTTCTTCCATTATGTTAAAGTTAGTTTTGGAAATGGGGGGCAACTGATTTACATCACCAACAACAAGTATCTTCTTGCCCAAGTTGTAGACATCTTCAAAAATTTCTTCGTTTACCATTGAACCTTCGTCAATGATAATAAAATCTTCTGTTAATTCTGATGGGGCAATTGGTTCAAACCCAACCAGATTATCATGGATATCAACTATCGGAGTATACATATAACTATGTATAGTTTGAGCACCGATGATTCCTTTATCTTTAAGAGTTGATACTGCCTTACCTGTTAACGTTATTACCGCAACAGTGTTGCCATACTCTGATTTGAGCATATTATTTATTTCATTGATGATAGTGGACTTGCCGCTACCCGCAACACCAGAGAAGATATAAATTTCTTCGTCTGATTCCAGAAAAAAGTGCATAATCTCGTCAAAGACTTCTTGTTGTTTTGATGAAAATTTCATAATTTTTTTAGTTCCCGTTTTGCCATAATCAATTCTCTGAGTTCATCTAAAGGTTTGTGCCTGTAAGTGTAAGTAAGATTTATAAAATCTTCAAACATATCCCTGACTTCCCATATAAATTTCCATTCTAATTTATCATGTTCTGTTGAATCAATATAATTATCAACTTTGTACCATCCATCAAAGCGTTCAATGTACAGGGGATCATTGTGATCACCATCCATGCTTTTTTTGTAAAAGATGTTTTTACGACAATGACCATTTCGTACTTTGTCTGGGGCATTACGTGGGGTGTATCTCCCCCAATCACTCTTTTTAACAAAAGCCTTGAACTTCTCAAATGGAAAATCTTTCCATTCTATTTTAGTGATGATTATAGTGTCGGCTGTATCTATAGTTTTTATTTTTGTTTTTATTATCATGCGCGTCATAAAGTGCTTGATTCTATATTTGTATATAATATATGTTCGGATTATTGTGTGTTTTATAATACCCATAATGAAAAATGCCAGTGAATATTACACTGGCATTTTATAGAGTTCAACTGTTGTCAAGTTTATTTTTTCAACTTATTCAACTGTTTTTGGATTGCACGTGTTGCGCTATCTTTAAACTTCTGTTTGGTGTCTTGCATGTCACCCATTTCATCATCGAAGTATTGGTTAAGTGTCATGTTGATACGATACAATGAATCAGATTCATCATTCGTTTTAACAGAACCAGACTGATACAATGATGTGATGTTAGCAAGATGGCGTTCACCAATCTTAGAATCTTTACAGATACCAGCAATCAAATCTAATGCAACGTTACGATTGAATTTACAATCAAACATCAAAGACATCGTTGGCATAATGACATCATTCCAATTTTCAATCATGCTGTTGATAGTTGGGATGTAGTAAGCAGAACGTTTACCGATAGTTTTGGTATGACGTGCTGATAAAGTGTAGTTGCCACCATATGCATGGATGTCAGTATCACTTTTAACATTATGAATAATCATTGATAATGAATGTGCTTTCGTTCCGTCAACTGATGTATCAAGACGAATCATCATAACCAATTCATCTGGCACACCTTCCATAGAAATCATATCGTTTAGTTTGATAGTAAGCTGATGCATACCACCGTTACTTGTAACGAAAAGACGAGTTACGTCATGGTTGGTTTCTGATAATACTAATTCTTGATGTAATTGGTGATATACATCTTTAGTAGATAAAGAACCGTATGTATCTGAAACAGTTGCAATAACCTGCTTGTCGTTATCACGATACTTGTCAACAACAACTAAACAGAAATTCTTATCACGACCAGTATTTGTCTTGCCATTGGCATTAACAAATTCATTGATGTCATCATCTTTGTAAAATGCTGGGGTGATCCACACAGGGTAGTCAACAGCATCTTTTGCTGCATCCCATTTGTTTGTAACATTCTTTAATTCAACTAACCCAGTGGCTGTTGCATTAAGTAATAAGGTGTTTGTGGTCATGTGTATCTCCTAATTTCAATTGATAATTTCAATATCAGAAGTATACATCATAACAATTATAAATCAAGAACTTTATTTCTTTATAAATCAATAACTTAGAAAAACACCTTATGTATCAATAACTTATATCATGGTTTTTTCTAGTTTGATTAACTTATTATACTTATAAGTAATGACTTTGAAGTAACCATTGGCAGGATTGATACCATTCCTCATGAGACTTGATACGCGCCTGTGTCCACGATTATAAGACAATAGTGCTAATCTGCGTACATTAAAGTCTTTCTTGTACCCACGGCCTTTCCAGTAGTTCTTATAGTGATTGTATATGTATGCGCCAGCTTGGATGCTCTTAACCGGATCAAGCAAGTCTTCACGACTGAATACTTTGACAGTGGTAGAAAAATCATCATTCTTTAACCATAACGGCATAATTTGCATTACCCCCGTTGCACCCACAACTGATTTGCTCTTAGGTCTGAATCTGCTTTCGTGCCATGCTGTAGCAATAAGTTCTCTGGAATCAATATTGTATTCGACACCAGCATCATAAAATGCACCTGCAATCTTTCGAACGTAATCTTGATCTAACTTTGTATATGACAGGTAGTTAATGAACATGATGTTCTTGCGCTTACCTTCAATACGATCAAGTGATGCCAGATTGTCATTGTAATCTTTGGCAATACCCTTCTCATAGATGCTGTAATTTTCACCTACTTTGTAGAATTTAGTTTCTAATACTTTGACCTTGGCAGTAAGAATCTGGTTAACTTCAATCTGAGATTTAGCTATAGCACCTAACTGTTTGGTTGCATCTTTGTAATAAGATAGATTGGCGAGTAATACCCCAACAACAAACATCATTACTAATGAGAAGCTGTATGACGCTCTTGCCATAACTTCTGGGTGGTACTTAACGTAGTGTACAAATCGTTCAAATAAGTCTTTCATCATTGTGTTTCCCATAAAAATAATCCCCTAAAGCGGGGATTATACAGTACATTGAAAAATAAATCTACAATTAAGATTTAGCTTTATTTTTCGAACCAGCAGGTCTGCCACGTCCTTTACGACTAGGTTTATCATCTGGTACAACATCTTTCTTTTCAGTTTTGACTTCAGCTACTTTTTTAGCTTTTGGTACATCAAGGTCAACTAACATATCAGCATACATCACCAATGCATTAACGCCATTGTCCAGTGTGGTATCACGCATGACACGCATCAACTCACCACCTTGTTTTTCCATATCAAAGAAACGTTTCTTATCAATGTCTGCCAAATTATCGTATGGTACTACGATATCTTTCACTGTACCCTTTTTTACCACGAAGCATAATTTCTTAAGTGCTCCAATTTTAAACTCTTGCATTTCTGATTTCTCCTTTTATGAGATATAATGTTTCCTAAATATTTCTTTATGCTTTAAGAATTCATCAGCGATACCTTTCATATCGTGTTTGCCGATAAATCTAAGCACTTTAGTCCCGTTGTACTTATTTATCGTTAAATTTTTAAGTGCATTAGTTATATTTAGTCTTACATAATCAGGTTGCAGAGACAGGTCAATCAGTTTCTTATTGAACAGATAACCATCTTTTACCTTCTTACCTTCCTTTGTTGTTGATTCAAGTAAATTAATCATTCTATAATTGTCTTCCCATGCAGCATGTAGTACTGTTGCACGTACACGTGGGTATGCTGATTTGATATTATCACCATTATCACCCCTGATGCATTTCTCAAATAGGTCATACCCAACATCATCACACATTCGTTCAGTCTTTTGACTTGGTGAATACAGTGTGACATTTTCTCGTAGTAACTGCTTGAAATCCTTATCACTAGAGATAATGACAGTGCGTATGTCGGACTTTTGTGTTGCCACCGCAATGATGTCATCTGCCTCACAACGCTCCACAGACAGTGCAGGGATGCTTGTCTGTTCGTTAAAGAAGTCTTTGACCTGAATCATTGCATCCTTCACATCTTCATAATATGGATCACGTGATTCTTTCCGGTTAGCTTTGTAATCTGGGTAGATGTCCTTACGCCATACATTAGGGGAATCACATGCAATCAGTACACCATCTGCTTTATACTTCTTGGAAATAAGTTTGATGAAGTTGATTGTCTTAAAGATAAGATAATTCTTGTTGAAGTTTTTTACTTTCTTCAGTAACGAGAAGTGAGTAACAAATGTGACATTAGACAAATCTATAATAACATTAGTCTCCATCTTCATTCACCCCTTCAATTATTTGTTCGGTTGCTTCATTGGCAATCAGTATAAAGGCGAACTGGATTGTATTTTCGTCTGCTGCATGTTCAGCATTGATGTACTTTTCGTCAATGAGTTTCGCTATAATTTCTTCATTGATGCGACTCTTGACTGTAATAGAAAGTTCGTTATCGATCTCAAAGATCACAGATGAATTTCCGTCTTTGATTGATGCTGTTCCTGAACCTTTCAGTGACTTTACTTCTTCTTGTAAACTGGTAATAGTTTTACCAAGTTCGACACGTTCTATATCAATTGTATCAATTGCGTATTCTAAAGTTTCACGATCACCCAGAAGATATTTGTTTTTATCCGTTATCTCTTTATAGAGTTTTGATTGTTTGAAAAAGTATTCGAACATGACTTCCTCCTTTAAAAAAAATGCTCACTAGTATTTAGTGAGCATTTTTGGCACTGCTGTAGATATTTTTACTTAGGAGATATTATATCTACTATTACGACCAGTTATAACCATCCATCTTGCGACTTGATGCTATAGCTTTTGTAATTCTTTTGGCACTGATTGCTGTCATTTTTGCTGCGAATTCTGGTGTAGAGTATACTGCAACGATGTTACCGTCAAGATCAGTTTGTCGAACACCAAGAGTTCGTGCTGTCAATGGTGATAATGCAGCAGGTGCATTTTTCCAGATGAATCCACCAGCAGTTTTGCGTTTGCCGCTTGCTACTTTACCGATGTGTGCCACTTGTGTTTCTGACCAGTATGCTGCTTCTGTAATAGATGCATACTTGGCTAGAAGTTCGCCGTTTTTGTTATACTGTGCAATCTGCACATTTTTTTTATTTAACATGAAATTATTTCCTCGTTTATGTTATTATATCACATGTACGCATATACAGCTTGTCTTGTATTGCGACAATGAACTCTGATTTTTCAACAGGTATTTTTTTATCTGCTGTCACAAATGAATCTAAATAGAATGGATTGTAAGTCACTTCTGTGAACAAGTCATTATTGAGTACATTAACTCCAATGCTCATTCCTCTATCATCACCAAAATCATATGATTCGTAATTATCAGCACATACATACGCATGTACATTACGTTGCTGATTCTTTATTGCCCGTTTTCTTCCTGCGTCACTTACTCGGAATTCAGCATCAGTCATGCTGAACATAAGAGTACGATCACATACTATACCTTTATTCTTGATTGAGAATCCGTTGGTATGCAGATTTCGATAAGCGTAATATAATGCAGTCATTACATCAATTCCTGTTCAGTAAGAACCAGTTTCAATCTGGAACTCATTCTGCCAATTTCATCATCGTACTTTTTCTTACCTTCATCAGTATCCAGAAACTCAACGAACTCTCTGTAGAATTTCATAACATTGTTGTTGCTGATCTTCTTGTCTTTGGCAAAACGTTTGAACATTTTGTCTCTGGCACACAGTTCTGTTCTGTCAGTAATTGACGGAATCTCTTTCATAACATCTTGAATTTTTGGGATGATGGTTGTTTGTTCTTGTATGACACTATAAGTGAAACCAGCAAGTGAGGGAACTCCACCAGCAGGTTCTAATAGTACTTCCCACTTTGCTTCACGTTCCTTCCATTCTTCGTCTGTGTATATGTCAGGGCGTTCTGAATGGTTGAACCATATGTACTCACTGACAAGATCATTATCAGACCACAGATTGACAAAATCGACTTGCTCTGTGTAGAACAACCCGTAAAATTTATCATCAGTTGGAATAATAGATATGGAGAATTGGAAATCAACGGATGGATCTCTGACTGCTTTGACCCTGACTTCATCTTGTTTTTCGATGAACTGTTGATAAATTTCGTTGAAGACACCATGACTTTTTTTGTTGTCGATAGTGTTGTAATCATATTTTGCTGCACATTCGTCAGCAAAATATTGAACAGTCTTATCATAGACTAATGGTTGTAACTGTTTGCGAAATTCTGCAATGGCATTATGGATTTCCATAATATCGGTTGTGTTAAACACAAACCCATTTGATATGTTCTTACTCATTAATCTTTGTCCTTCTTAAACACATGAGCATACTGTCTCTTTACATCATCCCATTCTTCAGCTATATATACAATCAGGTTGTTAATTGCCAATGGAATTCTTATAAGGATTAGTAGTATCACTGCCATAACTTCCAATAATAATATCTTAAAGAAAAATACTCCGATGGATAATACCCATGTGATTTGCCCACCAGTATTATGTACTGTTGCCGCAAAGATTATTCCACCAACACCTATCACAACAATCATCACAACAACGGTAATTGCCATAGCTATTTGTAGTGCTTCTAAATTCATTATGAATCGTGAGAAGACATCCCACTGTTTAAATTTTGTTACCCATTTTTCGTTCATGTTATTTCCTTTGAATTAGGGGACACGTGCTGGGTGTGCTAATATTTGAGTGAATAAGGAATATTACCAGCACGTATCCGCAGAGTGGTATCAGTTAAGGTGATATAACTCTGGGATGAACCTTATAATAGAAAATTATAGATGTCAACACCAAGTTGATAATATAATTAGTGAGTAGTGGTAAGTCCCCTGTAGGCCATACATAGATTGTCATAAAGATTTCACCTAGTAACCAGAAGATAAGGAATAACCACGACAGCCCATGACTGTGACCTTCTTGTAAACTTTGCCATGCTTGTGGTATAGCACAAATTGCAAAGAAGAATGCACCTAACCAACCAATTGTATCAAGTAACATTTCGTTTCACTCCTTCAACCACAACCATACCATAATTGTTTACACCTTTGGGTATGACAAGTCCTTCTCTTTTTATCAATCTATTTTTCTTAAATGATTTATAGTTAACCTGATGATGCCATCTGTTAAACCGCCAAACAACTTTAGCTACATCTGGGTGTTGTTCCACTAATGATTCAGCCATTTTCTTTCTGCCATCATCAGCATAAAGTTCTTCGGTGTTACCACCTTTCATTCTCATAGTGGTAACTTTACCTGCAAGAAATGCATTGAATAGTATTGTACACCATCCGTCCTTCAGAACCCTAATACTTAAATCAGTGTCTTCATTATATCTGCCTCTCCATCTATGAGGTATCATGTTGTTGATCAGTATGCATGAATAGATTCTGGTGTTGGTGTTATATGGTTTTGTTTTTGATGTTGACTTACAAAACGAATAGTAATTGAATCCTGCAAGTGCAACATTTTCATATCGACCAACAAAGTCTTCTGCTGCTTTGAATATTGCTCCGGTGTCAACTTCCAATTTCATATTACGATTGAGTCTGTTGAATGCTTCAATGTTATCATCAAGTATCCAATGTTTTTTGTATCCTTTTCTATATGAATGATCCCATACCCAATTACGAGCAGGAATAGACCCCTCACCAAGATTACTAAATGGAAGTGACAATACTTTTTCATGATCTATGACAGCAGCATAATGCTCATACTCTTGTGGTTCAACCACAATGTAGTAAGGAACGTTCATACGTTCTAATGCTCTTGCTGTTAATGGGTTATCCCATCTACCTTTTGATATGATGTATACAGGGTAACTAGGATTCATCCCTGTACCTTTTGTGTGAGTGTTTCCCTCTGACTAACTTGGGATGCCAGATGCTTTTAGTTTTGGGTGTTAACTTCTGACCGATAAGTTCAGAGAACTCATTCAGATCTTCTTCAGTTTCAAACCTTACTATAATTTTACTGAATGGTTTTTGTTCTTCCTGAACGAATTCAGGCATACCATCCCAATCAATATCATTTTCTTTTTTCATACTTGCCTCATTTACGCCAGTAGTGGAATATACATAAATAACATAATTGG